CGTCTTCATCTAGAATTATATTGCATGTCTTGTGGGACAAGAGAGTTTATGAACCCACCACAGAGCGTCATAGGAGGATCATGGCTGTTAGAAAAGGAAATCTTGAGAGCGAAGCATACAATCTCGCCCCTGTAATACCTGGCAATAAAAAGGTTTGGTTCTTAAACGGTGAGTTAGTAAGGATTCACCATTTTAATAAATCCAACGGAATCATGTCTGTATATAATATTAATAAAGATAGAATTGAAAGTTGTTTAATTTCTGATTTTAAAAATAAAAGAGAACGTGCATATACAGTTAGAGAAACGGCTGAATTAGTAAATAGACATAAAAAATATATGCCTTCTTTAATGAGACGAGGGATTATACCATTCCCTACTGGATCACAAAAAGGCGGGGCACGAGGATGGCAAGTAAGATCATATTATTCAGAATCACAAGTAAAAGACATACGTGATATACTTGCTTCGTACCATATAGGTAGACCAAGGAAAGATAATTTAATTACAAATGATATTACTCCTAGTACGCAAGAGTTGACTAGAAGAATGGGTGATGGTATACTTAAATATACGAAGACAGAAGACGGTAGATTTATTCCAATTTGGAACGAATCGATTAACTAGCAATAAGGAGTGGGTATGCAAGAAAACGATAATACCAAGGTTTCTATTACTCTTGGTTATACATTAAATCTAGGTAATTTTCAATCACTAAGATTAGATCTTGGTGTGGTAGATTCTAAGAAAGACGGAGAAACTACTAGCGAAGCATTTGAAAGAGTTTATGGTTTTGTTGAAAGTAAACTTACTGAAAAAATTAACGAAGCAAAAGCAGAAATAATCGATTAGTGGCTGAACGCAAAGACCGAATGGCTTTGCTAGGAACATACGCTAAACACCATAAGGTTAAGTATGGGCAACAGCCATCAATAAATAAATGGACAGAGCAGTGGTCTGCTGATGCCCTTATAGAATCATACGGATTAGGTACATGCTATGATTTACTTGAATATTATTTTAAGGTAGCACAAAGTCCTAGTTGGAATTATTTTTCATACAATGCTGAAAAAATTTGGAATGCTAAAATAGATAAAGAAAAAGATAACTTTGAAAGATTAGAAAGACGAAAAAAAGCAAAGGAGTGGCTAAGTGAATAATGTTGAAGCAAAGGTAATTTCTGCAGTACTACAAGACAAACAATTACATGTTCTGCTTCAAAACAATGTTGACAATCTGTTAAAAACCCATAATGATATTTGGAACTTTATTAGAATATACTTTGAACAAAACTCTACAGTTCCACCAGTATCCCTTGTCGTAGAAAAATTTAGAGACTTTAAGCCAGTAGAAAATGTAGGATCAACAAAACATCATTTAGAAGAACTACAAGTTGAATATTTAAATGATAGCCTTAAAGATATATTAAGATCTGCCGCATCTAATGTTTCAGAAAACAAAGGTACAGAAGCATTAAATAATCTTATTACAAAAACCTCAGAATTAAAAAAGAACACTTCCGCCATCCGTGATATTGATGTCACTGACCTACAGTCTGCTATTGCATATTTTGAAAATCTTAAAAAACAACAAGAACTTGGTTTGGTAGGAATTACCACTGGGCTTCCAGGGTTTGATAACTACTTACCGTCAGGAATCATGCCAGGGCAACTGGGAGTGTTTCTTGCATACCCAGGTATAGGTAAGTCTTGGTTAGCCCTTTATTTTGCCGTACAGGCCTGGAAACAAGGCAAATCTCCACTGATCATATCTTTAGAAATGGGTGAAGCAGAAGTCAGAAATCGTGTCTACACGATCATGGGAGAAGGACTTTGGTCACACAGAAAATTAAGCAAGGGTGAAATTGAACTTGACATGTTTAATAAGTGGCATGCAAATAAAATTTCAGGGAAACCAGAATTTCATATTATCTCAAATGACAATGGTGGAGAGATTAATCCATCAGTACTTCGTGGAAAGATAGATCAGTATAAACCAGACTTTGTTATTGTTGATTATTTACAACTTATGAGTCCAAACCAAAGGTCTGACAACGAAACGGTACGAATGAAAAACCTTTCAAGAGAACTTAAACTTATGGCTATTGGTGAAGAGATTCCTATTATTGCAATATCTTCTGCAACTCCAGACGATGTAAACGATTTGAGCAGTGTCCCAACATTGGGTCAAACTGCATGGTCTAGACAGATTGCATATGATGCTGATTGGGTAATGGCACTTGGTCGTGCATCCAATAGTGACATTATCGAATGTGCTTTCAGAAAGAACAGAAATGGATTTATGGGTGAGTTCCTTGTTCAGGTAGACTTTGATAAAGGGTATTACAGATACAAAGATTATGAAGATAAGCAGTTATAATAGTATGTGGACAATTATCATCATAAACCTATCAAGAACTTTAACCTCAGTGGAACCATACACGATGATTCAGCCATTGAAAGGCTTAAATCTGAATATGTAAAACTGCTAGTATCAGAGATGAGGCTATCTGGTTATGTGCCAAAATTTGACATAGAACCTGACTTTACGATAGACTATAATCTAAAGACAAAAAGTTTTGAGTTTGAAATAACAATATACGGAATATATGTAGGAAAGAGAAAGAGTGAATGGATAGACGGAATAAGTCAGGCAACACCAATATATACACGAAAGAACAAATTGAAAGAGTCATTGAAGGATCAGGTTTAAACATTGAGTCACAAGTAGGCTCTGAATTTATTGTATTTTGTCCGTTTCATAATAATCATAGAACTCCAGCAGGCGAAGTTAACATGAACACTGGAATGTTTTTTTGTTTCTCTTGTAATAAAATAGCAGATTTAATTGAGTTTGTAATGCATATTACAGGTAGAACATATTTTGAATCCGTGAGATTTATTAAAGACAAAGAACAGAATATGGATATTGAAAAACAGATTAATAAAAAGTTATCTGTTAAACCAGATTTTGTTCAGTTTGACGAGTTAATAATTAAAAGATTAAATAATCAGGCTTTAGAGTCTTCAAGGGCAATAGAATATTATGCTAAAAGAAAAGTAACTCAAGAATCAATAGTTAAGTTTAATTTGGGTTATTCTGAAAAACAAGATATGGTAACAATACCAGTTCACTCACCAGACGGAATGATGATAGGTTTTGTTGGAAGATCTATTGATGGAAAAGAATTTAAAAATACTCCAGGTATGCCAAAATCTAAAACATTATTTAATCTTAATAGAGTTAAGGCTGCTAATAAAGTTTATGTGGTAGAATCTTCTTTTGATGTTATAAGATTAGATCAAGTTGGATTTCCAGCAGTTGCAACACTTGGGGCAACAATATCTAGTCAACAGGTAGAGTTGCTTAAAAAATATTTTAATGATATTATTGTTATTGCAGACAATGATGAAGCAGGAAATAACATGAAAGACAGGCTTATGGAAAAACTTGGCTCTCGTGTTGGTGTAATAAAGTTAGAAAAGCAGTACAAAGATATTGGCGACATGGATGACGAATCTATAAAGAAACTTGAATTTAGATTTGACAACTCTATAATCGCTATGCTAAAATAGAATAGAACAAACAAAGGAGAACGAATGAGCGTAGTAAAGGGATTAAAAAATATCAACGCCCTGCTCGACAAACCAAAATATGAAGGTACAGGATCAAAAGTAAAGTGGTTAAAACTTGCAGATGGTCAATCAGCAAAAATCAGATTCATTGAAGAACTTGATGAAGATTCTGCTAACTATAATGAAAAACGTGGACTAGCACTAGTTGTTAGGGAACACGTAAATCCAAAAGACTACAAGCGTCGTGCTGTAGATACAATGGAAACAGAAGGCCGCGATTGGGCTGAAGAAATGCATCGTAAAGATCCAAAGGCTGGCTGGAGAGGCCGTCTTCGTTTCTACTGCAACGTTCTTGTAGACGATGGCATTGAAGCACCATATGTTGCAATTTGGTCTATGGGGCTAAGCAAGCAATCATCCTTTAATACAATTCGTGAATATGCTTTAGAAACAGGAAGCATTTCAAATATTACATGGAAGTTAAAGCGTAACGGTCAGGGAACTGAAACTAGTTACACTCTTATTCCATCTGCTCCAGATACAGAACCGTTTAATTGGGAAGGTATTGAACCTCATCCATTAGAATTGGCTCTTAAGAAAGTTCCTTATGCAGAACAAGAGGCTTTCTACTTGGGGTTTGATTCTCCATCTACTACTTCGTCAACAAACACTGACTGGTAATAGATGAGTTATGTAGGCTTACACGTTCACACACACTATTCATTATTTGATGGTGTTGCTACTCCAGAAGAATATATAGACCGTGCAGTTGATTTGGGTATGCAAGCAATTGCAATCACAGATCACGGAACCTTATCTGGGCATAGAGAACTGTATCGAGGTGCAAAAGCAAAGAACGTTAAGCCTATTCTTGGCGTAGAGGGCTATATGTGTCAAGATAGATTTGATACAAGAGACAAGTCTGAGAGAGACGGTCAACTTGATTTAGTCTATAACCATATAGTCCTTCTCGCTAAAAATAAGATTGGTTTAGAAAACTTAAATAAAATAAATGAAATTGCTTGGACTGAAGGATATTTTAAAAAACCAAGATTTGATTTTGAAATATTAAAACAATATTCAGAAGGTATTATAGTTACATCTGCTTGTCCAAGTAGTGTGCTTGTTAAAGCCTTGGAAGAAAATGCATTTGCAGTAGCAAAAAAATACATTGAATGGTTTAAAGATACTTTTAAAGATGATTATTATATTGAAGTAATGCCACATAATCCTGCTGAGATAAACAAACAACTTATTGCTCTTGCTGACGAATTTGGTGTAAAAGTAGTTGTTACCCCAGACTGTCACCATAGTTGCAAAGAACAAAGAGAAGTGCAAGAATTTAAACTGCTGTTAAACACACATGCTAAAGTAGAAAAAGATCATACATACGATAAGTCTAAAAAGCATAAAGATATGATGGAGCGTTTAGATTATCTGTACGGCAAGGATAGACAGATAACATTTAATAAATTTGACATACATTTGTTAAGTTACGAAGAAATTAAATCTGCCATGGAAAAGCAGGGTATATTCAGAGAAGACATATACTCTAATACTATAGAGATTGCCAATAAGGTAGAAGACTATGACTTACAAGAAGGCTTGGACTTATTACCAGTTCAATATAGAAACCCAGATAAAGAATTAAAAGACATTGCAATGCAGGGTTTAAAAGATAAAGGTTTGTTAGAAGATCCTGTATATGTAGAAAGACTTAATGATGAGTTAAAGGTAATTAAAGATAAAAAGTTTGGTCCATATTTTCTAGTTGTGCAAAGCATGATTAACTGGGCTAAAAAAGAAGGAATCATGGTTGGTCCTGGTCGAGGATCTTCTGCTGGATCACTTTTATGCTATGCTTTAAATATTACAGATATTGATCCAATTAAACATGGTTTACTTTTCTTTAGATTTATTAATCCAGAACGTAATGATTTTCCAGATATTGATACAGATATTCAAGACTCACGTCGTGATGAGGTAAAAGATTATCTAGTTAGACAGTATAGACACGTTGCATCTATTGCTACATTTTTACAATTTAAAGATAAAGGTGTTGTTAGAGACGTATCAAGAGTTTTAAATATTCCTTTGTCAGATGTTAACAAAGTTTTAAAGTTAGTGGACACATGGGAAGAATACTGTAGTTCAAGATCAACAGATTGGTTTAGAGAAAAATATCCAGAAGTACAAGTTTATGGAGAACAACTACGTGGAAGAATTCGTGGAACTGGTATTCATGCCGCAGGTGTTGTAACAAGTAAGAATCCTATTTTTAGATATGCACCACTAGAAACAAGGTCATCACCTGGAAGCGATGAAAGAATTCCAGTAGTTGGTATTGATATGGAAGAAGCCGAAAGAATTGGTTTAATTAAAATAGATGCACTTGGTTTGAAAACTTTAAGTGTTATTAAAGATGCTATAAGTATGATTAAAGAAAATCACTATGTAGATATAGATCCATTAAAAATTAATATGGAAGATCCTAAAGTTTATGAAATGCTTTCTGATGGATATACAAAAGGTGTGTTTCAATGTGAAGCAACACCATACACAAACTTATTGGTTAAGATGGGTGTTAAAAATCTAAATGAACTTGCTGCATCTAACGCACTAGTTAGACCAGGTGCAATGAATACTATTGGTAAAGATTATTTGGCTCGTAAGCATGGTAAACAAAATGTATCTTATGTGCATCAAGTAATGAAAGAATTTACATCTGATACTTATGGATGTGTTTTGTATCAGGAACAAGTTATGCAGGCTTGCGTGCACCTTGGTGGCATGACAATGGCCGATGCAGATAAGGTTAGAAAGATTATTGGTAAAAAGAAAGATGCGAGGGAGTTTGATGTTTTTAAAGAAAAGTTTGTTGAGGGTGCTTCTAAGTATGTTGCTCCCAACGTTGCTCGTGATCTTTGGCATGACTTTGAGGCACATGCGGGATATTCGTTCAACAAGTCTCATGCAGTTGCTTACTCTACGCTCTCGTATTGGACAGCGTGGTTAAAGTATTATTATCCACTTGAGTTTATGTTTGCTTTGCTTAAAAATGAAAGCAATAAGGATACTCGTACTGAATATTTAATTGAAGCAAAAAGAATGGGTATTCCAGTTAAGTTACCACATATTAATGACTCTGATATAGATTTTAAAATTGAAGGTAAAGGAATTAGGTTTGGTCTTTCTGCTATTAAGTATATATCTGACAATATTGCTAAAAAGTATATTGATGCCAGACCATTTAATTCATATAAAGAGTTAGAAGAGTTTACTTTTACTAAAGGTAATGGTGTAAACAGTAGAGCACTTAATGCACTGAAACTTATTGGTGCTGCTACATTTTCTGATAACCCTAGAAACGATGAAGACATTCGTCAAAACTTATATGAAGTTTTAAACTTACCAGAATTTAATGTTAGTCTTCCCGCACATTATCATGCCTTTATAAAAGAAATAGAAGATTATGATGAAAAGGGTTCATTTGTTATTATGGGCATGGTAAAAAGTATTAAAAGAAGTAAGGGTTGGTCTAGAGTTGAAGTGCTAGATAAAACTGGTAGTGTTGGAATATTTGATGAAGAACAAACAACTATTGAAACTGGACAAACATATTTGATTCTTGTTAATGATAATAGAATTCTTTCTGCAATACCAGTTGATCAAATTAAAGGATCATCAAGTGCCTTGGTTAAGTTTTTAAACTATAAGCAATTACCGTTTACAAATGAAGAGATGTATGTGGTATCATTTAAACCTAGAATAACAAAAGCAGGCAAAAAAATGGCATCACTAACTTTGGCAGATACATCAAGAGACCTACATTCAGTTATGGTATTTCCAACATCATTTGCACAGGCTTATATGAAATTAGAAGAGGGACATGCTTATAAATTTACTTTGGGCAAAACAAAAGACGGAACCGTAATCTTGGAGGATATCAATGGTTAGCGTAGAAGAAGTATTATCACAGTTAGATCCTAAGTTACGTAAAAGACTTGGTAATGGAGTGGGGATAAATTTTGAATATCAACCTACACCTAGTTTTGGATTAAATCGTGCACTTGGTGGAGGACTTCCATATGGTAGGCAGGTTTTAATTTGGGGAAGTAAGTCTTCTGCAAAATCTTCAATGTGTTTACAGATGATTGCTCTTGCACAAAAAGAAGGAAAGGTTTGTGCTTGGATTGATTCTGAAATGTCATACTCTGAGGATTGGGCTAAATCACTTGGTGTTGATCCAGAAAAACTTATTTATTCACAGGCAAGAACCATCAGCGACATGGTTGATGTAGGTGTTGGATTAATGAATGCTGGAGTTGATTTGATTGTTGTTGATTCAATAACATCAATGCTTCCTGCAATCTATTTTGAAAAAGATACTGATGAAATGAAAGCATTAGAAAATACAAAACAAATTGGTGCCGAATCTCGTGACTTTAGTAATGCTTGGAAAATGTTAAATTACGCAAACAATAAAGTAAAGCCAACATTGTTAGTACTTATTTCTCAATCAAGAAATAATATTAATGCAATGTACACCAGTCAACAACCATCAGGTGGTCAGGCTACAAAGTTTTATTCTTCTTGCATTGTTAAACTTTTTTCTTCAGAGTCAGACAATCAAGCACTCAAAGGAAAGATTCAAATTGGGGATAAGTTAATAGAAGAAAAAATTGGAAGAAAGATAAAGTGGGAACTACAATTTTCAAAAACATCTCCAGGTTTTCAATCTGGTGAATATGATTTTTACTTTAGAGGAGACAGCCTTGGCATAGACGCCATAGGTGACCTTGTAGATACAGCAGAGTCTGTAGGTATAATTAACAGAACTGGTGCGTGGTATCAACTTGAAGACGGTACAAAAGTTCAAGGTAGAGAAGGATTCATTGATAGAGTAAGAGAGGACCTTGATCTTCAAGATATGATTAAGAAAAAACTTAGTGTCTAACTATACTCTTTATAATGGCAAGTTTGTTTGTCATACCTGCAAGGCTATAGTAGCAACCTTAAGATCTTACACAGAGACTAAAGAGTTAACGTGGATGTGCAAAGAAAAGCATTTAAGTAAAGTAACGCTGGTACATAAACGAAAGAAGGATTATGAGCGAGAAGAGCGAAAGTAAAAGAATAGGTGCTACGCAGCACAAGAACTCAGGAAGAAACACCGTAAAGGGTGATGCTTCTTGGAATAACTTTGTAATTGATTTTAAGGAAGTGTCTAAGTCTTTTACTTTAAACAAAGAGGTTTGGGCTAAGGCTGTAACAGATGCTCTTAAGAAAAACATGGATCCAGCAATAGTTGTGGTTTTAGGACAGGGTAATAACAAGACAAGACTAGCCATTATTGAAATGGATATACTAGAACAATTAACAGATAGGGTATAATAGTAATATGGAAAATATAGTATTGAATGATTTGTTTACTAAAGAAGAGTGCATTGAGTTGCACCTTATGGTTCAATCTGAAATGACAAACAGGCCACACGTTGATATTGTACATGACGAAAATGGATCACTTATTAATCAAGATGATGTTGTAATGATAGATAGAGAAAACGGAAGATTGATGGCAGAAATACTTCCAACTCCAGAACATATTATTGAAAAGTTAAAAAAGGTTATGAAAGATAACTATGGATCATGTGAGTACATTAGCACAGTGTATGCAGAATATTCCTCTAACACTGGAAGCCCAAAATTAAATGGTCACTTTGATCAAAAAAATGACACGACTTTATTAGACTATCAGTTACATTCAAACACAGTTTGGCCAATCACAATTGATAACATAAACTATGAACTAGCCGATAACCAAGGAGTAATCCTTAGACCACTAAAACAATTTCATGGTAGACCACAAAAGAATTTTAAAAAAGATGAGTTTGTAAATATGCTATTCTTTTTCTTTCAAAAACCAACAGATAGGGATTAAGTGAATACTTTATCAAAAGAAGAGTTAGAAAAAGGTTTTGTAGACAATAAAGATTTTGAGGCATTAGAAATAGAAGATGTTTTTGATGAACATCACTTGTTTACAATCAAGCATCATTATAAAAGATTTCAACACTATTACACTACAACTGGTTATGCTGGTCAAAGAAAATGGGGCATGGGATATCCAGAAATTTCTAAAAGACTAGAAGAACTAGTTAGTAAAAAACTTGGAGACGAAGTTGTTTTAACAGAATTAGAATTATGCATTTATACACCAGACTTTGGCTATGAACCAAAACTATATCCTCATTATGATAATCATTCAACAGAAGGACAAAGGTTAACTGTTTCTGTACAGATTGATTCAAATGTTGATTGGGATTTATTTGTTGAAAATAAAAGATACAAGACCAGCAACAACAAGGGTTTAGTCTTTTCTGGTACTCAACAAATACATTGGAGAGATAACTTAAAGTTTAAAAAAGGTGATTTTGTGGCAGCAGTATTTGGTCACTTTAAATATAAAAACAATAAACCTCAAAGTCCAAACCAAAAAGCAATAATGGACTATTGGGAAACAAAATATCAAGAAGAAACTGGTATTCATCTTGATCCATTACCTATCGATCCAACAGCAGGAAACTGGGCACGTAAGGACGAATGGATTCAAACTGCTAGTGATAATTTTTTTCAGGGAGAACAATAATGTCATTTGATCCAGCAATATATAATGAAGAGTTAGAAAAAGGAATTGTACCAAATAGAGATTTTGAAGTATTTGTTTACAAAAATATGATTACTGAAGAACATAATAAAATTATCTATCAGGAAGTTGAAAGAGTAAAGAATAACTTTATTACTCAAGATTTTGTTGGACACAGGGCTTGGAATTTTTATAATGAAGAGTTACAAAAATATTTAACTACCTGGATAAGCAATCTTTTGGGTGAACAAATGATTTTAAGTGAATTATCTTTTGCAAGATATTCTCGCGAGTATGGTTATGAACCAAAACTATTTCCACATTTTGATACTCATGAAAAAGATGGACAAAGAATAACCCTTGACATACAATTAAATGCTACTACACCTTGGGCAGTTGTAGTAGAAGGTGAGTCTTTTAATTTAGAAAATAACGATGGTTTAGTTTTTGCTGGAACTCAGCAAGTACATTGGAGAGAAAATAAAACATTGTCAGATACAGATAAAGTAGATATGTTATTTGTTCATTTTAAATATGCTGATCATAGACCTTGGAGCAAAGATCAAAAGTTAATTTTAGAATATTGGTCTCACAGGTTTAGAGAAAAAACTGGCATAGAAAGACAACCAGTACCAGTAGAAGCAAAGTAAACAAATGAATTATAAGGATGCTCCAAATAAAGTTGTAGATAACTTTTTTACAGAAGGTGAAATAAAAAGAATATACGATATAGTGCAAAACACTGATCGTACAGACTTTCAACAATACCTAAGTTATGTAAGTTGGCACATTGAGTTGCCACAAGACATTGTAGACAAAGTTACTAAAATTGCTGAAGATATTGTTGGCGAAGGGTTAGTTCTTGCAGAATATAATTTTTCTAGATATCAAAAAACAATATCTGACTGTAAAAAGTTATGGTTTAATCCATTACTATTTCCACACATAGATGATGCTTTTGATGGCAGAAGATTTACAGTTGATGTGCAATTAAAATCTAATGTTGATTGGGACATAGTTGTTGATAATTGGAAGTCTGAACAAACATTTAAACTTAATGACAACCAAGCACTAACATTTTCTGGAACACATCAAGTTCACTGGAGACCTAAAAAAGAATTTAAAGATGAAGAATTTTTAGAGGCCTTATTTTTACATTTTGTTCCTAAATTTAATAATTTTAAATCCACAGAAGAAAAAGAAGAGATTATTGGTAAAAGAGATTACCAATATAATGTGTGGGAGCAAACACCAGGTATCAGTTCAAACCCAACAGAGGGATCATACTAATGACAGAGATGCACAAGTTTTTAACTGATTTTAATAAATATAATAAAAAACTTCCATTTTATATTGAAAAACCTTTTACACAACAACAAGCAGATTTGTTAAGAAGCACTATTGAAGAAAATAGAAACATTGTAGTAGATGATTTAATTAAATCAGATGATGCAACTATATCAGCCATGAATAGGTTTTATCCTAAAAAAATTACAATCATGTCTAGAGAGTTAATCGAATTTGAATGTCCAAAAGAAATAGAAGATATTATGGACTCGTATGCAAAACCAGTATATAAAGAAGAAATAAAACTATGTCACTACAATTATATTAAATATGATATGCAGTATGGAGACGGAAAGTATGCACCATCGCTTCCGCCACATATTGATGCTGATGAGAACCTAGTTACTTTTAATTATCAAATTGGTGGCAACGTTGATGACTGGCAACTAGTTATTGATGGTGAACATTATGATCTTAAAAACGGTGACGCTATGGTGTTTAGTGCAGTTAATCAAGTTCATTGGAGACCTAAGAGACACTGGAAGCCTGGAGAATATGTTGAGATAGTTAGTTTTGATTATTGTCCTCCAGATAATTATAGATTTTTAGGAGATGAAAACCCAATAGATAATCAACACCACCCTGAATTAAGACAAAAATATATTGATGAGTTAAATCAACATCCAAGATTTCAACAAAGTTGGACACAGTATCACGAAGAAGGAAACAAACTAGGAATAGCAGATAATGACAACGGAGGATTTGGTCTTGGAAACTGAAAACAGTAAAACAACATTAGAGATGGTTAACGGTCTTGCTGAAATAGCAGAGTATATGCAAGATGAAGAATTAACTACAGCATTAACATTTATTGCAAAGGTTATTATTAAGCCAGATATACCAATGAATGTTGCAACTATAGAAATTGTTAGACTGCAAGCAATTGCAGCAAAGATGTCCTTTAAAGCAACTTGGATGACCAATGTTGATAAAAACGATAGAGCAAAAAAGAATATATATTATACTGCTGCAGAGTCAATTAATGATTTAGTTTCTGCTCTTAAGTACATTACGCGATAGTCTGCTATACTATATTAAAAGGACAAACATGAAAAATTTATTACAGCAAGTTATGATTAAAAAAGAAATACATAATGGCGATGTAGACTTTACTAAAGGTCTAATTGAATCAATTGAAAAAGGATATACTGCAAACTTAAAACCTAAGTATGCAAAAAAATATAGTTTTTCTCCATCAACATTAGTATGGAACCATGGTGAGTGTGCAAGATTTTGGTATTTAGCCTTTGAAGGAACTGTGTGGGAAGATAACGCAGATGCTTACGGTGTTGCTAACAGAACAGGTGGTAATCTAAGTCACGGTAGAATTCAAGATGCTTTATTAAAATCTGGTGTTCTTGCTGAAGATTTAGAAATGGATCCAGAGCCAAGAAAGTATAATAAACAAATACATCCAGCAATGGAGTTGGCTGTAAGATCTGAAGATCCTCCTATCAATGGATTTGCAGACGCTATGTTGCATTACAACGGAACTGACATTGTTGGCGAAATTAAAACTGTGCCAAATGAAGGTTTTGAATATAGAAAAATGCATAGAAAACCAAAGATGGATCATTTAAAACAAGTTCTTATTTATATGAAAGTATTTAAAAAAGATAAGGGTGTATTGATTTATGAAAATAAAAATAATCATGAATTGCTTACACTTCCTATTGAACTAAACGATCATTACCGCAGGTGGGTTAACCAGGCATTTGATTGGATGAGAACAGTTCGCAAAGCATGGGTTGATCAAACTATTCCTAAAAGGAATTATAGATCTAACTCAAAAATTTGTGCAAGATGTCCAATTCAAAAAGCATGTTCTGAAGCAGAGGCGGGAACTATTAAAATAGATTCCTTGGAGAACCTTGGTGAAGAACTGTAAATGGTGTGAAAATAAATTTAAAGCAAAAGTAACATATCAGATATATTGTTCTGAGGAATGCAGAGAGGCTGCAACTAAAGAAAAAATTGCTGAAAGATATGTTATTTCACGTAGACAAAAAAGAATTGGTAAGGCTAGAAAGTGCAAAAACTGTGGCAATGATTTGTCAATATATAATGATGAACCAATATGTACTTTTTGTTTAATTAATCCAGTAGAAGTTGTTAAGGCTTTAAAGAAAATGAGGATTATTATTAATGACAAAGAATAAGTGGGGCCTAGAGATTATGCCTAATAATATTTGTGCAATGGATGCAAGCACAAATAGTTTGGCTTTTTCTGTTTATAATAACAAACAACTTGGTTTTTTTGGAAAGATTAATTTTACTGGTAATACAACATATGAAAAGGTTGGGGATGCTTGCATAAAGACTCAGGCATTATTTGATCTTTATGATATAGATGCTGTGGTTATAGAGCATACAGTATTTATGAATAGTCCAAAAACTGCTGCAGATCTAGCCCTTGTACAGGGTGCCATTATAGGTGCTTTAAAAGTTTGCGGGGTATCAACAATAGGATCAGTATCACCAATCACATGGCAAAACTTTATAGGTAATAAGAAGATATCAAAAGAAGAAAGAATATTAATTGCAAGTCAAAACCCTGGCAAGTCAGAGTCTTGGTACAAAACATATGAAAGAAATTTAAGGAAAGAAAGAACTATAAGGTTTGTCAATACTATATATGATAAAAATATAAGTGATAATGATGTTGCTGATGCCTGTGCTATAGGTCATTGGGCTATTAACAATTGGAACAAGGCCATGAGGATTGAGGAATAATGCCAGAGTTAAATGCAAACATTCCACCAATAGAATGTTATGTTAGAGGTAATTTTTTAAGAGATCAACAAGACTCTCATGATCAATATTTTCCTGTGGTAATTTTTGGTGTGTCAAGTGTAAAATCAAGAAGTCCGTTGTTTCATTTCTTGATGGAGGATGGTGGCCTTTGGTGGAGAATGCCAATTAATGCTTTTTGTACTAAGCCAGATACCCCAGAACAACCATTGTATAATTTAGTTCTTTGGAATTCTTTTAGTTCACATATATCAGTAACTAAGTTTGAAAATTTAAGTAATATGAAGATGTCATATTTAGACAGAACTAAACAAAATATATTTGGAAAGTACTTGTTTACTTTAGACTGGCACAGTCCAGATAGCAATATACTAGATGATGGATACTCCGAAAACCCAGGGCAGCATAAGTGTGGGCATGTTATTCAACGCGATGATGGTAATTTTGCTATACAGCCAAATAATAGGGTTCGTTTATACGAGCCATCATTTGTTACTAAAAAATCATTAGTAATTGATAGATTGATCAATACAAATGCTTGGGATGTCGAAGGGTACAGCAAATGGACTACAGAAGACTCTAACTCCTATAACTATGATATTATTGATACAGAGGATGATGAATAGTATGGCTTCTGGTAAAATGTATAGTAGCGAAGTTTTTATGCGTAAGAGATATCTTATGGATAGAAAATCACCAGAAGAAATTGCCAAGGAGTGTGGATGTAGTGTTGAAACAGTATACGTTTATTTGGCTAAGTTTAGATTAAGGAAATCAAAAAGGTGAACAACTTAACTCAAGATACAATTGCTAATATTTGCGATAATATAAAGAGCATGCTTATTGAAAAAAACAAATCATATGGTGATTCTGCACTTGATCCAATTAGAGTATTTTCTAAAGCAAGTTCAGATGAGCAGATAAAAATAAGAATTGATGACAAGTTGTCTAGGATATCAAGAGGTTCTGAGTTTTATGGGGACAATGATTTAGATGATTTAATTGGATATTTAATTTTACTTAAGGTTTCAAAAGTTTATAAAAAGGGAGATGTGTAAAATGGAAGGTCACGACATAGATAAAACAAGAACAGATGAGGACATGAAAGAAATTGCTTTTAGTACACCAGCAGCAGCCGAATACCATCCTTTAGATAGACAAGATGGAATAAATATGTATGAAACTTTGAACAAACAGTTTTCAAAAGTTTCTAAACAAAGTTATAAGGCTTTATTACAAAATGAAAAAGTAGAACTACCATTTGCAAGACAGTTAACTGGGTGGAATAATTTAATAGAAGGACTATATAAAGATTCTAAAAAATTAGATACAACTCAGTTGTGGGTTGATTTTCCAGAAGATGAGTTTGTTCCAAACAAGCAGGGCTTTAGATCAGATGAATTTACAAAAGAACATAAGGGCAAGCACATATTTTTTAATGGTTGTTCAGTAACCTACGGACAAGGATTGTATACAAAAGAAACTTGGTCATACTTATTGCACAAATTAATTGGAAAAGACGAAGAGGTTTCTGGATACTACAACATAGGTACTCCTGGAAAAGGTGTTTTTGACATTGTTGCAAGCACTTTTAAATACATAGATAAGTATGGTAATCCAGATGTAATATTTTTAGACTTGCCAGATTTAAACAGATTCTACGCTTTAAATTCAGATAATGCTGATGAACTAGATAGACCAATGGATCCAATAGATTTGTTTTATTCTTTGAACGAAAACTATAGACATTCTTTAGTAAAACAAAATTCAACCTTAGCAATGTTTACTTCAACTCTATCAATATATTTATATCAATATTTAATGTTTTTAGAAATATATTGTAAGTCTCACAACATACAGTTATTTATATTTTCTTATGTTAGAGGAACAGATGCATTTTTAAGTTTATGTAATTTAGACAACTACTATATTACTACTGATCCAAATACGATGAACAAAATAGAACAAGAGGTGTTCGAATATAGCAATAACCATAAGGATGATACATTTACAATGGTTGCAAGAGATGGCAGACATTACGGCACAGCATTTCATCACGTATGGGCAAATATGTTATATAAGATGTATAAGGAAAAAAATAGTGTCAACTGAACAAGATTTAGTACAACACTTAGATCAAGTAAATAAAGTTGTTGAAGAATATCTTAAAGGAAATGATCCTACAAGAATATCTAAACAACTTGCAATACCAAGACAACAGGTAGTTAGTTTAATTAATGAGTGGAAGGTTATGGCTTCCGCTAATGATGCAATTCGTGCTAGAGCAAAAGAAGCACTGGTTGCTGCAGATACTCACTATAGCAAATTAATTACAAAGGCTTATGAGGTTATTGAGGATGCAACAACAAGTGCTAACCTAAATGCCAAAAGTCAGGGAATTAAGTTGGTATTGGATATTGAATCTAGAAGAATTGATATGTTGCAAAAAGCAGGGCTTTTAGAAAATAAAGAACTAGCAGAAGAAATGGTACAAATAGAAAGAAAGCAAGAAGTACTTATGAACATATTAAAAGATGTTGCTTCTGAGTATCCACAAGTTCGTGATGAAATCATGAGACGACTTTCAAGCATTGCCAGGGAAAGCGAAGTGGTTACAGTTGTCCATGATGTTTGATGATTTTTTAGAAGTATTAAAAGATAATCCATTTGAAGAAATTCCAGTAGACGCTAAAACATTTATTGAGCACGAAGACTATTTGGGACAACCTGCACTATCTAAAATTCAGTATGACATAGTTGAGGCTATGAGTCAAATTTATAGAAAAGAAGATTTGATAGATTTGTTGGGTGAAAAAGAAGGTACAGAATATTATAATAAGTATACTAAAAATGAAATCATTCTTCAGTTAGGTAAGGGTAGTGGTAAGGATTTTACTTCTACAGTTGCTTGTTCTTATATTGTTTATAAGTTACTTTGTTTAAAAGATCCCGCTAAATATTTTGGTAAACCATCAGGAGATGCTATTGATTTAATTAACGTTGCTATTAACGCACAACAGGCTAAGAACGTTTTCTTTAAAGGTTTTAAAACTAAGATTGAAAAGTCTCCATGGTTTATAGGAAAGTTTTATGCAAAGGCAGATAGCGTAGAGTTTAATAAATCTATTACAGTTTATTCTGGACATTCAGAAAGAGAATCACATGAGGGTTTAAACCTTTTGCTTGCAGTGCTTGATGAGATTTCTGGTTTTGTTTCTGAAGTTGGCACAGGAAATGAACAAGGTAAGACTGCAGAAAATATTTATAAAGCATTTCGCGGCTCAGTAGATTCTCGTTTTCCAGATTTAGGGAAAGTTGTATTGTTATCTTTTCCAAGGTATGTAGGAGATTTTATATCTCAAAGATATGATGATGTTGTTTTAGAAAAAGATGTTATTGAAAAAAATCATAAGTTTATTTTAAATCCAGCATTACCAGAAGATGAAGTAGGAAACACATTTGAGATTTCGTGGGAAGAAGATGAAATTGTTTCATATAAGTATCCTGGAGTATTTGCATTAAAAAGACCAACATGGGAAGTTAACCCAACTAGAAAGATTGATGACTTTAAGTTAGCCTTCTATACAGATCTTGGGGATGCAATGATGCGTTTTGCATGCGTTCCAACCTATTCATCAGATGCGTTTTTCAAGCAGGCAGAAAAAGTTAGAGCCTGTATGACTGGTAGAAACCCTATAGATAATTTTAAAAGATTTGATGAAGCCTTTAAACCTGATCCAGATAAGACCTATTATGTTCACGCTGACTTGGCACAAAAGCATGACAAGTGTGCTGTAGCCATTGCTCACGTAGAAAAGTGGGTTAACGTTCAAGTAATCAAAGATTACGAACAGGTTGCTCCTATTGTTGTTGTGGATGCAGTGGTTTGGTGGGAACCTAAAGTAGAAGGTCCAGTAAACCTATCAGAAGTAAAGCAATGGATTCAAAACTTAAGAAGAACTGGTTTTAATATAGGTTTGGTAACATTTGATCGTTGGCAATCATTTGATATTCAAAATGAACTAAAGGCAGTTGGAATGAGAACGGATACTGTTTCAGTTGCTAAAAAGCATTATGAAGATATGGCAATGCTTATTTATGAAGAAAGATTAGTAATGCCTTCAATTGAATTATTGTTTGAAGAGTTAACTGAGTTAAAAATTATGAAGAATGATAGAGTTGATCATCCTCGTAAAAAGTCTAAAGACTTAGCGGACGCAGTTTGTGGTGCTGTATTTGGTTCAATTGCTAACACTCCAAAAGATATTGATTTAGAAGTTGAAGTTCATACTTTTGCAGATAGACCTAAATCAGATAGATCAAAAGAACTGTTTGTTAACAACAATGTGATTAGACCAGAACCACCAAAAGAAGCACTTGAATACCTAGATCAGTTTAAACTAATCTAATAAAATGTTATAATAGTACTATCTCACATTGGAGGTAGTTATTAAATTAATAACTTTAGGACTCTTCGCAGAGCATTCTTTGTCTTTATAGTATCCTGCATACTATTACTTTCTTGTATTCCATTAGTTAAATCAATTGCTAATCCTCCAACCTATTACCCATCTGGACCACAACAAAATGTTGATAAATCTGTAGTTGAATCTGGTGGATGGGCTCTGTGTTGGTCTGGAACTTATGGAGGTACTGATTTATTATCAAATATAACCACTGCTTGTGATCAAGACTATATTCTATATGCTGGTGGATTAACCAATAACTCAAACTTAATGCTTCTTGCTGCTGGTAAAAGAGAAATGGTATTTACCATTCAACCAAACATGTCTAATCAAACTCTATTAGAAAACGGTTCCTATTGGTATTTTAATACAGGCTATGGCTCTATGGGGTTTGCTCCAAATAGTACTATCCAACAAACTTCTGCAGATACTTATGCTGCATGGGGTGGAAATTTAGATGATGGCTCACTTCGTTTATCTTGGCATACTGGTCATTGTGGAGATGGACAGATTTGTGGTGGATGGAGAGTAGGAACTGTAGTTGGATTAAATAGTTCAAATGAATATACAAGATATATCTATGAGTCAACTGGTGGTGCTACACCAAGCCCTACCCCAACACCTACCGAAACACCTACAGAAACTCCAAGTCCTACACCAACACCTACAGAAACACCTACAGAAAGCCCTAGCCCTACTCCTACGCCTACAGAAACACCTAGTCCTGATCCAACTCCAAGTCCAACTCCTGATCCAGTTCAACCAGACCCAAACCCTCAGCCAACATTCGAACCAGAGCCAGTAGTGATAGAGGAACCAGAACCAATAGTGATAGAAGAGTTACAACCAGAACCTGTAATCGAACCTTCACTTGAACCAACTCCTATAGAAGAAATTATACCAGTAGAAGAAGAAATTAACAATGCTATTGATGAACTAATAGTTAATGAAGAAGAAATTTCAGATGAACAATTGCAAGACATTACAGACTTATTGTTGGATAACTATGAAGTTGATGAAGCAATGCCTATTACTGAATTATTAGAAGAGTTAAACGATGAGCAGGTGTTAGAACTTTTAGAACAGTTAGATGAGAATCAAATAATTGAATACCGTGAAGGTGTTGAGATAGAGGCAGGTGTTGCAGTTATTTTTGAACAACTGTCTGACCCTACAGCCTTAATAGGAGAGTTATTTTCAGACCCAAGTCAAACATTTGAAGCACTTGGACAATTGGGTGCTGATATGACAGAAGAAGAAAGAGAAGACTCAGAAGATGTAGTTATTGCATCAGTTATTGCTGTTCAAGCAGTAGGTGCAGCAATGGCAGCAATACCACCAACCTCAAGTGCACCAACTGGTAGTACATCTGGTCCATCAGGATCTGGTGGAAGTAGTGGTGGGGGAGACGCTGGCGGCGGTGGCGAAGGCAGCGACAGCAAAAAGAAAAAACTTAAGGTAAAGCGTAAGCCTAAACTTAAGAATCGTAGAAATACAAGGAGGATAAAATGATAAAAGCAATATTAAAACCTTTTAAATTTATCTTCAAAGCAGTTAAGTTCGTAGTTATGTTACCTATAAACCTAGTTAAGTTTATTCTGATCAAGGTTTGGGCGGTAGTTAATTATGTTCTTAATCTTGTTTGGAAGATCATAAAAGGTATATATAAAGCAGTAGTAGCGGTAGTCAAAGAAGGTATTGAATTTGTTACCTGGATTATCACAAGTATATACAATGCAATTAAATGGGTATTTGTTAGTACCTGGAAATTAATTGTATGGATGTTTCAAAAAGTATGGAAAGCAGTTAAGTTTGTATGGGCATGGCTAGTAGAAGCATTTGTAGAAACATTAAATCAATTGTGGACATTACTAGGTATGTTCGCAGCATGGCTAGTGCTTGAAGGATCTGCAAAGATCACTGTTGGTTATGCAATCATCATAGTTCTTGTTGTCTGGTTAGTGACAATAAGAGTTAGAGGGGAGGAATAACATGGCAAAAGAAACAAAATTAGATGACGAAAAGGCAATGGGAGCAATAAGCGGTATTAAAAATATTCTACTTAGAATAATCGCTGTATTTGCAGCCAATGGACTTGGGGTTATTGGTGCTGGTGCAATTATCGGTATCGATACTGTGAGTGCAATAATTCTTGCAGGAACTCTAGGAGTTGCCACAGTAGTTGAAAAACTAGCACGAGGATTTATCGATGATGGAAGACTAAGCATCGAAGAAATCAATAGTGCATTTAACTCAGTAGACAAGAAATCTAAGTAGGTATTTGACACCCTCCCTGGGTAATGGTATACTTGAAATAACCATATCTAGAGAGGGTTTCATTTGACCTGCATTGCAGTAGTTAGACAAGAAAATAAGATTTATATGGCTGGTGACAGAGGTGCATCAGATGAAAACAGCATGCTTACTTTAAAAGCACCTAAAGTTTGGAAGACTGGTCAATATCTAATAGGATATGCTGGCACCATGGATGGTGAAAGAATAAGGTTAAACTTTAAACCACCTGTACCAGAAGGTAACATAGATAAGTTTATGTATACAAAATTTTTAATATCACTAAGAGATTTCTATGACAAATGGTGGGTTGACGTTTCTAAAGACTCAGACTTTGGAATGATAATTTGTGTTAAAGGTAGAATGTTTGAACACAGTGCTTTAGATATGTCACTAACAGAATATGATTTAGATTATTTAGCAATGGGCTCAGCATCAGAGTTTGCATTAGGATCACTTTACTCTACTCAAAAACAAAAGAATGGAAGAAACAGAGTTATTCAAGCAGTAGGTGCTGCTATTAATTTTTCAACATCTTGCACTGGTCCTATTGACACGGTAAGCATCTAGGTCTATACTAGATATATGAATACAGAATTTGAGATTTGGCTGTTACAAGGCATTGACAAAGGCTGGATAACTGAGCCATTTTGTAGTACTCATGATGGTGGTTTTCAATACATGAGCGAAGAAGAGCAAGAAGAGTGGGACCAAGGCGGCGACCCATGTTGTTATGTAATTAGATTAATGGAGTTATCTTAATGAAAAAAATGTTTATTGTTTTATCTGTTTTATTTTCAGTACTAGCAGTTCCAGCAAATGCAGTTGAGAGTCCAACACCAGTTGTTGTTCCAACACCAGTTGTTACACCAACTCCAACACCTATAGTTGAGAGTCCAACACCAGTTGTTGTTCCAACACCAGTTGTTACACCAACACCAGTTGTTACACCAACTCCAACACCAGCAGTTAATACTAAACCAATTATAATTATTGATAGTTACTTTGATACAAGAGTTGCTAACACAACTATTGTTTGTATTGCAACAGATAAGTGTGTAAATACACCAAAACCTTCAAAAAGAGTTTCTGATCCAGTAAATCATGGTATGGCTATGGTTGAAGTTGCTCGTAGAAATAATCCAGATGTTCCACTTATATTAGTTAGATCTGCAACAGTATCAAACAAAGGTGCAGTTGGAATATTAAATGGTAATGATTTTCTTGCAGCATTAAAATGGGTAGATGCTAATTCATCAAATGTATCTGCTGTGTCATTTTCTTACGGATTAAGTGGAAATATGAAAAAGCCAGGCGATTGTAAACTTTCTCCAACTGGATTAGTTAATGTTAAAATTGTTGATCCAGCAATTAGAGCAACAGTTGCCAGTTTAAAAAATAAAGGTATTCCAGTATTTGTTTCTACAGGTAATGATTCAAACAGAAAACCAGTAGCATATCCAGCATGTATCACTGATACAGTTTCTGTTTCTACATTTCCAGTAGGAAATCATGATCAAAATACAGATTATTTTGGAGTATTACCAACAGGTAAGTTTAATTATGGCTCAGTGCTGTTTGGTTTAATTCCTCAAACAACATCTTCTGCAAATGTTGCTGTTGCAACACAATGGCAAAAAGGTCTGATCGTTACTGATAAAATAGTAAAAGTTACAGAATAAGTAGATGGAGTTATAATAAAATGAAAAAAATAATTATTGCTTTGTCTTTAGTGTTATCTAGCATTTCAGTTCCAACTTCTGCCTTAACTCAAATTCCAACTGATGCTCGTGTGGGCGATAGATGTGAAAAAGATCCAAAGGTTCCTGCTGCTTGGAAGAAATATCAAGACTTCACCTGGAACTATCCAGCCTGTCCAATTCCTTATAGATATGTCAGTGGGAAATTAACTTCTAAAACTCCTAAAACTGCTCAAAGTGATAGAGCAGAATTACTTGGTGCTGATCAATGCATGATCGCTAATTATTGGGGTTCGCAAAGAGGAAAACAGGCACGAGGTGAAATTTTAGGTCCTAATTACACTTTGCAATTTGTTCCATTCCAAACACCTGACTACAAAGTTAAATCCAATCCTCAAAAAGACTACAAAGACTGGATTAAAGCAATGGAAGATGTGATGAATAAGCAAAGTGATCTTCCATTTAATTTCAAGATTATTGTGCCAGATAAATATTTCATGATTCCAAATACTTTAAAATCATATGATGTTGGAGATCATTGGCTCTCAACTGGATCTACTTCTGGCCAGAATACGCACCCTGATGAAGCAATTCCAAATTACTTGAGATTGGTTCAAGATGTTGTTGCGGTTGCAGATCCTGCTATCGATTTTTCTAAGTCAAACCATATGTGGGTTGTAGGGCCTCCTAACACCAAAAGAAAAGACTTAATGAATTTTAATCTTTTTGATTCCACTATCCAGACACAAGAAAAACTTGTGAGACGACTTTATGTAACAGATCATCCATACAATTTTGATGTTGGAAGTCGTGAACAAAATAAAAAGAAATATGGAAACTGGGTAGCAAATTACAAATTTAATGGCTCAGGGGCATTAGGTCAAATGCACGAATGGGGACATTCTTCTGGCACGTTTACTACTTTCAATCAGGTATTTGGCCAACCAAATGAATCAATGAAGTGGTCAATCATGTTTGAGAAAGATAGCGACTGGTTGGCATTACACAAATGGATTCTACAAATGATTAGTGAAGATCAAGTTAGATGTGCCCCGAAAGACAAAGTGACTACTCATTGGCTAAAACCATCAACTATTAAAGGTGGTTATGAGAAATTACTGATGGTGCCACTTTCAGGTTCAGATTATATAGCCGTTGAATCAGTAAGGCCCTACGGTTACAGTTACAAGATTCCAAAGTGTCAACAAGGAGCACTTGTTTACGTTGCTTCAAGATATGGTCAAGGCTGGAATGAAAAAACTATTCACGTTCCTTCCACTACGCCAAAGAAGAAATGTCCTGGACAAAGTATTTCTGAAAAGGGAGCACTTATAAAAGGCGACAGCGTTAGTTATGGTGGTGTCAAGATAACTGTTGTTGAAGCAGGAGACTTTGGAGATGTAATAAAAATAGAACCAGGTAATTAAAAACAATGGCGTGTAACTCAGTTGGCAGAGTGCGAAACTGTTAATTTCGAAGTCGTAGGATCGAGACCTACCACGCCAGCCAAAGGGAGTATAGCCAAGTAGGTTAAGGCACCGAACTCATAATTCGGCTATCACAGGTTCAAGTCCTGTTACTCCCACGCCTCGATAGCACAGTGGCAGTGCGTCCGCCTTGTAAGCGGAAGGTCCTCAGTTCAATCCTGAGTCGAGGCTCGCAACACTAACAGAATAGGAAAGCAATTGATAATTGAATTAGAACCATGGGAATATGAACACGCCTATATGGTAGGTATGCGAAGATATACAGAAAATTGGAATAAGGTAGATGCTTCATACTACAATAGATCTAGTATGGAAGAAGATAGAAACGCTCAACCAGCATCAGCAATTTGTGAACTAGCAGTTGCTAAATATACAAACCAGTATTGGCATGCCTCAGTTTGGGACGGTAGAAAGCATAAGAAGTATAAAGATATGCCAGACGTAGGAACAAACATAGAAGTAAGAAGAGTAAGAACACAGTCTGGTCCAGCAGTGCGTGAAAAAGATCTTAATCGTGGTTTAATTATTTGGGGTGCAGAACTATCAGACTCAGAATATAGAACAGTTAATTTGTTGGGTTGGATAGAGGCTGAAAAAGGATATGAAATTGGTATTGATAGAAGTGGGTACAAGGTTATACCAAAAGAATTATTAAATAAAGATTGGTCAGAAGAAGAGTGAGTAAAGAAATACTTGATCCACTAAGTTTAGATTTTAACATCTGGTATAAATCTAAATCTGAATCTTTCTTGTATATAAATGAAAGATCTAGGGTTACTTCAAGATGGCTTTCTTATCAAGAAGGAATTAAAGATCAGTATACTGACAGTATTATAAAACCAATAAATTTATATGCTAGTAAACTATATCCAAAACCTAAACTATTAAGTATTAAAGGTAGTGAAGTAACGCTGCAACAAACAAATCATGCTGAAATATTTTTACTTCAAAAGGAAGATGGTTTGTATAGTTTAGATAGACCATGGATTAGACAGTACTACTTATCAGATCAAGAGCCTCCTGAGTTGCCCAAAGATTGTTTTACTGATGTTTTTAGATTTTATATGCCATGGCTTATTGATGAAGAAATTAAGGCTTTTATAGAGCAGCCAGAGGATTCTCCTTTTGTTATATATCCAAAAGTTATGAATTTTAAAAAAATACCTAAAGGTACAACAATGATTGAGACTGACTTTGTATACTTTCATTTTAAAGATAAAGGCAACCATATGGTTGACAATGAATTTGGTAAAATACCAAGGTATGCCCCAATGTATAACCTTAGATTTCAAGCAAGTGATATAATGATAGAGAGAGTAAGGAAGATGTATGAATAAAGTTCAGTTTTATCCTTTTAACGATAAGACAGCAATGTTTGCACCACAACCAGAACCAGCATCAAAATTTATTCCAGAGTGGTATAGACAACAACCAGGTTTTATAGGTGATGAATATAAAGATTTTATTTCTAAAGGTGGTAGTAGCGGAACCATAAAAAGATGTATGCCAATTTTTGATTTAATGACTGCTGGATACATTATTAAGTTTCCTATGGACGTGTACGTAGATGCTACCAACCCAGAAAAAATAACATGGAGTGTTCCTAATGAACTTAAATTTGTTGGTAATGACATGGTTGCAACACACACAGCAGAACAAATATCTAATTATCCTGTTGACGATAACGTGTATCATAAACAAATTTTTAGAATTTTACCATTTTGGTCTATCATGACACCAAAAGGATATAGTACTATATTTACTCATCCATTTCATCAAGATGCAGTTCCATTTAAAGCGTTTGAAGCATTTGTTGATACAGATAGGTTTGCATCAGATGGACACTTTTCTATGTATATTAAAAAAGATTTTAAGGGTATTATAAAGCAGGGTACGCCATTGATCCAGGCCATACCAGTCAAAAGAGAATCATGGGAATCAGAGTGTGTGGCATACTCAATCGGTAAAGATGAGATAGAAAAACAAAGACTAATGGTTAGAAGTAGTTTTAGAAATTCTTATAAAGAAAAGTTTAGACAAAAAAAAGAATATAAGTAATGAACGAACCGCTAAAAATATCTTTTACACCAGGTGGTGGAACTAACTATGAAGGTTTGTACACACCTCCAGAGCCTGCAATTAAACATGTTCCAGAGTGGTACAAAAGTTTAGCCAGACATGAAGTGTGGAATGATGACAAGTTTTTAAATCCAGTTAATAACATTGGTGGAGATGGTGCTAGAGTTGCAACAAAAATGTGTATGCCTTTTCTTGATTCTTTAACTGCTGGATATTTTTATTTATTAGAACATGATCTATTGGTAGAGTTAGACAAAAATGGAAAACCAAAATTATCTTGGGATAGTGAAGTTATGATTGTTGACAAAAGACCAACAATTGATTTGCCAGTACCAGATAACTGTCATCCAATACATTATGGATGGAGAATGAACTGGTATTACGAAACACCTCCAGGCTATTCTGTTTTAATTACTCATCCTATGAATAGACATGATTTACCATTTTATACTATGTCTGGTATTGTTGAATCTGATATTTGGGGCTTACCAGTATTTACGGCTTTCTTTTTAAAGAAAGGTTTTCAAGGAATAATAAAAAAGGGAACTCCAATATTTCAAATCTTGCCATTTAAAAGAGATAACTGGGAATTAGAGGTAGATGCAAGTATAAAAAAAATAGATGATCATGAGTTTAAGGCAGAGAATAGAAGGTCAATGTTGTATGGGTATTATAAAAAAACAGCATGGCGTAAAAAAATATTTGGCATTAAGGGAAAAGAAAATCAAGATGAGCAAGACTGATCTTCCAAATCCAATTGATGTAGTAATATATTCATATAAAAATAAAATGTTAAAGGAAGTTGTAGAAAATTTATTAGAAAAGTCATCTAAAAAAAATGCAATATATTTACATATCTTTGATCAACATACCCTTACAAGGCAAGATTATTTTGATAAGATAGAGAATTGTGGTTATCAGCATATACTTTGGGATAGTATTCTTGGCCCATGTTTTTACAAAAATCAATTATTAGAACAGTCTAAGTTTACATATACTATGTTTATGTCTGATAATATATTTTTAAAAGATAATTGGGATGAAGAACTTATTAATGCTTTGCCAAACTCTGGGTCGATAATATCTATTAAAAATAAAAATAAATTAAAACAAGATGGAATATTTTATTTTAAAAAAGAAGAAGAGGTAGTGGATAAGTTTACTAGTAGTAAGTTTGTTGGCAGAGATCTTATATTTGGACATACCGAAACGTTACGCAACATTGGATACCCCTCATATTTAAAATACTATGGAGAGGAAGAAGTCCTGTCTTTAATGTATCACGCTAATAATATAAAAGTATTCTGTTGTCCAGATAATTTTTATAAAAAGGAAGGGCTGAATAACCTTGAAACGCTTTATACAGTTTTTTCTAAATATCACAATTACAATCAAATGATTAAGTTAATTAAAAATGAAAAAAATGATTATATAGATATAGGTCTTCCCCTCATGTCTCCTATTTCAGATTTTTATAACATCAATGGCTTGGATATAGAAAAAACACACCCCCTGCCCTTTGAAATTAACGATGTTTTTTATAACCCAACAGATTCAGAGTTTGACGGTATAGACTCTAAAAGATTTATGACCAAAATAAATTATATTGATTAATGATATAATAGAGAAAAGACAGGAACAGTATGCATAGAATCGCGGTAGTGGATAATTTCATAACCAAGGAAGACGCAGATACCCTAATAAGGGAACAACACAACCCATCAGAAGTTAATCCGTATCCAGAATACTATAGTAAAAGATATGGTGGCACATCATTACCATACAATAAAACGGTCATGGATATTATGATTAAGTATGGCAATAAGTCTAACGAAATACACAGATCCTATAATGGGTTCCTTAATCCAATATATGTGTTTAAAGGTTTTGGATCACATTGGACAAAAGGTACAAGAGGTGGACTACACTTAGATGCACAAGGACCAGAACCATTTATAGAATTTAGTACAATAATTTATTTAAATGAAACTCCAGAATACCAGGGTGGTAAAATATTTTTTCCTAATCAAGATTTTGTATACCAGCCTAAAAAATATTCTGCAGTATTCTTTCCAAGTTCTGGTACAGAATATATTCACGGTATTACTGAAGTAACTGAAGGTCATAGATACACTGCACTATATATGCACACATCACTTCCAGAACATGCAGATCCAGATTTCTTGGGGGAAGATAAGAATCCAACTTGGCAAGCCGTACAGTATCCATTAGAAAGAGAGGCTGCAGAGCGTGACTTCAATAGATCATGAAGTATTAGATTTAGGTTTGGTATATTATAAAAATATTGTAAAAAATACTGATCAGATTATAAGAAACATAGAAGACTTAGAAGAAAGGTTTTTAAATAGTTCCCCAGATATTAAACAAAGAACAGTTGTTCAACCGTGGTCTCCTTGGATTAATGATAGTGCTGGAACAAACGAAATATTTTGTTGGCAAAAATTTATTCCAACTATGGAACAGATATCAGAAGATGATGCTTTTAAAGATGAACAAAGAAACATATCTTCTAGAATACATGGATCAATTGATGAAGCACTATTGCACTATTCAACAAAGTTATATCCATTTGCACAAAAAAATGTTAAAGCAAAAGAACACGCAACTAGTTTATTAAGATATGATAAGTCTGGATATCTACCACCACATCAAGACCAGGGGGTGAGTACCAGAGTTTTATCTGTATTGTTATACCTTAATGATGATTACGTTGGCGGAGAGATAACCTTTAAACAATCAAATGTAACCATTAAGCCATCAGCAGGTAGCATTGTGTTTTTTCCATCCAACTTTTTATATGTTCACGAAGTTGATTCTGTTTTAAAAGGACCAAGATATGCATTACCAACTTGGTTTCATAATGTGCCATCTCACATGATTAGAAACTCTACTGGTCAAGAATGAAACAAATAATATATAAAATTAAGTTTTATTTTTGGTTAAGAAAAAATAAAAAACATTTTAAAAAAAGAGATTTTATATATTAATATGAATTATAAAGATATCATGGATAATGATAAAACAACAAGACCTCAACATTTTAAATACTTGTTACACAAGAATAAAGATATAATTGGACCATTTCTTGATTCGAATTTAAATAAAAAAGATCATAATAATTATATTTCAGACAAACTAAAAACAGTAGATCCTAGAAAAACAAACATACTGTTTGCTGGATGCTCAATTACTGTTGGGTGTGGTGTAAATGATATTAAAAAAAGTTGGTCATACAAACTTTATAATAAAATGAACAAGGATAATGAATGTTCTGGTTATTTTAATATTGGCTGTTCTGGATTCTCTTCAATAGAAATAATGATAAACGTGTTAAAGTATATTGCTAAATATGGTTGTCCAGATTTTATTTTTATTCTTTTTCCAAATTGGGGAAGGGATTGGCATAAGTTCAATACTAGTCACAAATCAATGGACGATATTAAAAATGGAGAAATATTAGATATTTTTGTTTTTAATCTGTATAGTATTTTGGAAGATATCTGTAAAACTAATAATGCTAAAATTTTTTCTACTAGTTGGTCTGATCCAATTCCTGGAATAACTGATTTTATAAATGTTGATCTACAAAAGTTTGAAACATATATGAATAAAACAATGAAAGAATCATTTGATAGTTATTATGATGTAGATAAAGAACGATTTTCAAAAAATGTATTTTGGTTTATACAAAATAAAGAAAAAAACATGACAATCATAGGAAATGACGGTACCCATCCAAGCGAAGCAGTTCATTATGCTTGGTTTAAAGAGGCTGAGTTTCAGTTACAGGAGGCTATAAATGTTGATAATGGGAATTAATGAAACAACACATGATGCTTCTATATCTTTAATTAAAGATGATAAGGTGTTATTTTCTGGACACGCAGAAAGATATAGCAAAGTTAAAAATGATTGGTTTACCAACAAGGGTTTAATAGATAATGCATTGGAGTATGGGATTCCAGATCAAATAGCCTACTATGAAAATCCATTTTTAAAAAAACTAAGAGTTAAAACTTGTGGTGGTTTTGGTGGCGGTAAGCCTTGGTTTGAACATACTTATCTTAATGCAATACCAAGAACTAATTTTAAACATCACTACTCGCATGCAGCAGCAGGGTACTATACTAGCAAGTTTGACGATGCAGTGATAGTAGTACTTGATTCAATTGGAGAATTTAATACCTCTACCATTTGGGCTGGAGAAGGAAATGATATTAAGTTAATGTACAAAGATAATTATCCCTTTAGTTTTGGTTTATTTTATTCTGCGTTTACTCAACTTATTGGTCTGATACCAAACCAAGAAGAGTACATAATGATGGGCATGGCTGCCTATGGAGATAAACAAAAATATCTTAAAAAGGTTTTAGAATACTTTCCATCAATTGGATATCAAAAATATAATTTTCATAAAGGAATTTTTGATTGGGGATCAGAAATAACTGAGCAAGATAGGTTTGATATTGCCGCAGCAGTACAAGAAGTTTATCAAATAAAGTTAATAGATTTTATGTATATGGCAAAAAGATTAACTAAGAAAAATAAATTAGTTTTTATGGGTGGGTGTGCTCTTAATTGTTCTGCTAATACATTGTTGTGGAATATATTTGATGATATATGGATTATGCCAAACCCTGGAGATGCTGGAAGTTCTTTGGGTGCTGCGGCAGCCTTGTATGGAAAGCATGTTGACTTTAAGACACCGTTTCTTGGTTATGATTTAGGAGATAAATATCCAGTAGATTCAGCATTAAATGAAATAGTGAATGGTGGAATTGCGGCGATAGCAAGTGGAAGAGCAGAATATGGACCAAGAGCATTAGGTAATAGAAGTATATTGGCAGACCCTAGAGATCCAAACATTAAAGATAAGGTTAATAATATTAAAAAGCGTGAACTCTTTAGACCCTTTGCACCAGTTGTGATGGAAGAGCATGCAAGTAAATGGTTTGATATGAATTTTACAAGTCCTTATATGCAGTATGCAGTTAAGTGTTTAAAGCCAGATTTGATACCGTCCGTTGTTCATAAAGATGGTACCTCTAGGGTTCAGACTGTAAATAAAGATCAGCATCCTGGACTATACGACCTGTTATCCAGATGGTACAAAATATCAAAGGTACCAGTTTTGCTTAATACCAGTTTAAATATTAAGGGTCAACCATTGCTTAATGACGAGAGTGATATAATTAATTGGGAACAAACATACGGAGCAAGGATAATAAGATGAATAAAAAAATATTTGTATCTATACCAGCATGGGAAGATGTGCATTTGGTAGATACTATGAATCATATTTTAGACACTGCATACTACCCTGAAAATATTGTATTTGGACTTGGTTTAAACTATAAAGAAGAGCCAGATCTATCAATGTTTAACAATGTAAGGATAGTTAGAGATCAAGACATAGCAGATGGAAAGCCAGGCATAGTAGGCATTAGAGAGGCTATAAGGGGTCTAATAGAGGATGAGCAGTACTTTTTAGGTATAGATGCCCACGCAGATTTTGAACTTAACTGGGATACTACTCTAATGGATGACATAGAAGAGTTAACAAAAAATAATGAAAAAAGAATTATATCTAGACAGGCTACAGCCAAAGTTCAAGGTAAACGTAATTGGAAAACAAGGTGGGTTGTAGATGGAACTTTTAATGAATTAGATTTACATGGAGAGGTAGTTGAGTTTGACGTAGCACTAGATAAAGATAAGGTTAATGATAAATATTTTAAAAATTATTATATTTCTTGTAATTTTATTTTTGCAAAATGTTCTGACATTAAAGCAATAGAATTTCCTTCATATCACAGATTTCCTTTTGAAGAACCAGAGCAATCTATAGCAGTATATTGTCAAGACTATGATGTGGTTGCACCATATGCTGATGCTATCGTTCATTATGCTGGTAACGATATTAAGTATTCATTTCCATATGATGAAAGATGGTGGAAGTTTGTTGGTACTGATCGCAACAATCCAAACCATTGGACTAGGATATGGGTTCTTGATGATGACGATATGACAAAAGAAGTTAAAAAAATAATGATACTTGGTAGAAACAAATATTTTACCTTTTTGGAATATACAAGAAGCATTATAGATTTTTATGAAGAGATAGATATGATAGAAAGTTATTGGACAATAAGAAAAAGCATAATAGGTAATTAGCATTTTTTGTGATATAATATATTAAGGAGATATATGACACAAGATTCAAAGAAAAAAAGTTTATATAAGACAGTTAGTTGGCCTATTGTTCACATAGGTTTTGTTGGTACGTTAGTATATTTTTTTGAAAAGGCAATTACTGGTGAAGCACACTGGGAATATGCTGGATCTTTTGCAATAATCTATACAGCATGTGAAATGCTTGGATTTTTCTTACATGAAAGAGCCTGGTCAAGGTTTGGTAAAAAGGTGGCCTAATGCCCATCTATGAATATATATGTAAAAAATGTCAAACAGAATACGTAAAAGTTCGCTCAATTAGGGAAAACGATCCAGGGTATGATTGTGAAAAATGCAACATATCCCTGGTTCGAAAATATGATTCAGTCGCTAGTGTTTTTAACGGTGATGGTTTTTACTCAACAGATAAAAGAAAAAAATAACATACTAGACAAAGTTCAAGGTATGTGCTAAAATTGGTATAACTACTAAACAAAGGTATAATTATGTTAATGACTAAAACAACTCCAGACGTAAACGAATATCTATTGACATTAAACGATAGATGTGATAGGTGTAATGCACAGGCCTATGTAAAGGCTGTGGGCTTAGATGGAGATCTATTGTTTTGTGCACATCATTATAATAAGATTGTTGATAATGCTGTGGGTTATGATAAAATTATGAAGTTTGCTATTAATATTGTAGACGAAAGAGATAGATTGATTGAGAATAAGTTGAAAGGAAAGGACTAAAAAATGCGTACCGTTCAGTTTTTTGGGTTAGACCCAGAAATTAGAAATAAACTTGCAAAAGATTTTTCAGATAAAATGGGTGGATATTTTTGTACAGACAGGGAGTTGCCTACAGCAAGCACAGAATCCCCATATGCTAGATGGCTACGAACAATTGGTACCGTGGCATCAAGAAACAACGTAGACCTGTATGTTCCAAGTGGATATTTTCCAACAAAAGAGGCAAGAGAACAGTTTAAAGATTCTCCATATGCGTACGATACGTTCACTGTTTGGGTAAACACAATTGATGAACAAGATGCAGTCGTTCCAATTCCTCCTCAAGGTGCTCCATCTGATTTTAAATGGGAAGCACCATCAGAAGATGAATATGATCTTATGATAACTAAGTCCATTGGCTCTATTGATAGCATGCTTGTTGAGGTTGTATTACAATACGACAGGTACTTTAGTTAAAATGATAATTCAATTTATAGGACTACCTGGATCTGGAGCAACTGAGATTGCAGATGCTGTAAGAGATAGAATAAATGGTCTACATTTAGACAAAGAAATATTTACTGATTTTTTTTCAGGTTCTAATGAGTTAGTGTACTATCAAAAACTAGGAACATTGGCAAGAATTTTAGAATCTAAACAAGATAAGCCAGTTATAGTTGATGCCGTTTTTAACATAGAGCAGTACAGAAAAATATTTGGAAAAGCAGATATAGTGGTTTGGGTAGATACAAAAGAAAACACATCTGCCAGAGCATGGGAAGATCCAGAGTTTTTTCATCATAAGATAGTTAATACTGGCGATGAGCACGAAGATGCTCTGCCAACGCGAGCCATAAATGTTATAAGAAAGTTTAGGCTTTTTGATTGGAAAAAAGAAACTACTTTAATGACAGATACTTATCAATCATGGAATGAAAAAAATTTAAAACAGTATGTTGATACTTTGCACACAAACCCTCAAGTAGTTATTGGCGTTAAGCATGTTTCTGGAATGACTGAAAACGATCCGTTACATTTTGAACAAGTAAGTGAGTTAATTAAAAATAGTATTCCAGATGCTAAAATAATTAAATTACCAAACATTACTAACATAGTTTATACCAATAAAAGTAGTTTTGAAGTAGAGAAAATGGGAGACATGTATGATTAATAAAAAAACAGCACTCACTATGGTTTGTGCAGCAGTTTTATCTTTAAACACTATCTCAGCAAATGCTGTAGATACTAAGTACAAAGATGCCTTAACAGCATTAAACACTCTAAAGGTTGCTGATGAAGTTCGTACAGGATATAAGAGAGAACAGTTTAAACATTGGGTTGGAGTAGGCAAAGGTTGTGATTCTAGAAAAGCAGTTATTATTTCAGAAGCAATTATAAAACCAACTGTTGATAAAAAATGTGCAATTACAGGCGGTAAGTGGTTAAGCATCTACGATAATACTACTGTAACTGAAGCAGGAAAACTTGATGTAGATCATATGGTTCCCTTGGCTGAGTCATGGGATTCTGGTGCAAGTAAATGGGATGCAAAAAAACGTGAGATGTATGCAAATGATCAAACTGATTTAAGACATTTAATTGCAGTGACTGGAGCATCTAATAGATCAAAATCAGATAGAGATCCAGCAGATTGGTTACCAACAAACAAAGCATATGTTTGTGAGTATTTAACTAATTGGGTATCAATTAAAGTTAGATGGTCATTGTCTGTTGATAAAAAAGAAAAAGATGCAATTACAGCAGGATTAAAACCTTGTAAAAAAACTGCATTTTCCATAACACCAATAAAATAGAAAGTTAATAATGAGTGATGACAAAGACGTTATAGCAAATCTTATTTTGCTTGGTGCACTTGAGGTTGCTGGTATTGATATAGACACTGGTGAACCATTGTATAATTTTACTTCAAAACTACAGGATGTTAGTCCAGATCTTCATAATGAAATGTCTACATATTTTAGTAGAGAGACGATGGCATTGTGGCAACATGGTTTTATAGCAATGGATATAACTCAAAAAGATCCAGAGATAAAATTGCTGCCAAAAGCATTTAATAAAAAAGAAGTAGAAAAATTAGAAGAAAATAACAAGTATAGTCTAAAAGAAATAATAAGAATTGTAATGAAAGATCAGGCGTAATAGATGGATTTTTTACTTGGTACTGTAACAACAACGCTTATATTATTTATTTTTCTTGTATTTTTAATAAATAAAAGAAATAAACGTGAGCCATTTTTTTTAATAAGGTATAGTCAAAGCCACATACACCGTATCCTGTCCCCCCTATTGCCGCAGGTAGATCAAATAAGTAAGATTAACAATAAAGACAATCAATCAAGTAAGCACCTAAAAAATACTAACGTTAGGGTGCTCATTGTAGAAGGCAAAGCCTATTGGACTAAAAATAATGTGTTCTATGTGTCAAATATTGTTGATGGAGATATAGATAAAAACAATGCACAGGTAGTTGACACAATGGGTATGAATAAGGTAGAATTAGATAAGATGCTTTTTATCATAGATCAACTTAGAAAGGGTGAATAGGCATGATAGTTGCAGTTCAAGGCAGCAAAACTTTTGAAGACTATAGTGTATTCATCAGGGCTATGGGTGTGGCACTAGCATCTTTACCAGAAAATGATGATAAGTTTCACATCTACTCAGCAGGTCCAGCCAAAGTTAATTCTATGGTTTCAGAGTTTTCAAATTTATCTGAAAGAGGATTAAGAGCAAGGGGTAAAAAAATTAAATTCTTTAAGGTTGCCCCAACATGGCTAAAAGAAAATTTTGATTCAATTGGTTACTTTGCTTATTTAAGTACACCACAGGATCAACCTTCTGCATTAGTTGCAGAAGCAGAACTTCACAACGTTGAAGTTGGAATATTCCGCTACTAGAGAAAGAAAACAATGTTACAACACAAGCACATATTAATTAATGCCAAAGTAAAGAATCCATTAAAGACTCCAGAAGATGGCGTTGGGTTTTTAACAAGATTAGTTTATGCAATACAAATGAAAATTATTAAAGGACCGTTTGCTTCTTATGTTGAAGCAGAAGGAAATCGTGGCTTAACAGCAATAGTAATGATTGAAACATCTCATATCGCATTTCATATTTGGGATGAAAAAGATCCTGCAATGTTACAATTTGATTTATACACATGTGGAGAATTAGATAAAGATATTATTCTTGAACACATAAATAGAGAAATGCAAATAGAATCAATGGACTGGGTTTTGTTTGACAGAGAAGATGGGTTTAAGGCAATTGATAGTGGTGCAAAATGATAATTGATAAACTAGAAACTATGGAATCAATTGTTGCAAATAATAAAAAACTATCTTGGGATGGTTGGGATGTAATAGAACTGACGCAATCAGATAAAGGACGTCTATCTACTACTGGTGCTTTTGTAAATGGAGCATGGTATATTAAAAAAATATTTTCACCATCAAGAGATGGTTGGAATATGCCAACTAAATATGTAGGTTAATATGAAAAAACATGAATGGAAAGATAAGGCATCGTGTTATAAATATGATACTAATATTTTTTTTGAAAAATATGAAAATGATTTAATGCTTAGGCCAGCCATAGACAAACTATGCTTAGAGTGTCCTGTCATGAAAGAATGTTTTTCTGTTGGTATTACTCAAAAAGAATGGGGAGTTTGGGGCGGTATTTATCTTGAGCAAGGAGAAATATCTAGAGAGTTTAATAAACACAAAACAAAACCAATCTGGGCAAACATTTGGCAAACACTTACTATGGGATCAGGTAAGACATGATTTTAAACAAAGAAGAGTTTTTTGAATTTATAAATAAAGAAAATCTTTTTATTTATAATAACTCAACTTATAAAAACTACAATTTAGGAAATAAAGTTGAAATTGATAAACAAATTTCTGAAAATTGTGATGTGCACTATTTTAAAGAAGACACTGTCGCATATTTTAAAATGTCTAATTCTTTTTATCATTTTTATATTGACGAAGTTGCATTTATATTTAATTTATTTAAAAAAGATCCAACATGTTTATTTTTAATAGAGGTAGATCAAGATCAGTATGAGTCAGGTCATTTAGGACAGCCTTACCTTAGAGATTTTTTTAATATTTTAAAAGATTTTAAAATAAAATATAAAATTATTTATAATAAAAATAATAAAAAGATTGCAATATTTAGCAAGGCTACCTATGTTAGAACAGTCGAACATGGTAAATATAAAATATTAATTGATGATTTAGTAGAAACACTTTCTGCATATATTAATAAAGATGGTTTACCTCCAAATAAAAAAGTTTATTTGAGTAGATCAATGGTGTTAGAAAGAGATAACTTTTTAGAGATGAACACTCCTAAAAATGGATCTTTGCCATTAAAGTTTAAAACAGACAAACGAATTAATGATGAAAGTTTGATAGAAACTTTTTTTAAAGAACATGGTTTTGAAATAGTTTATCCTGAAAAGTTTGAATCTTTATTTGATCAAATAAATTTTATGAGTAAGGTTAAATTATTAATATCAGCAAGTGGTTCTGGATTAACTAACTGTGTGCTTATGCAAAAAAATCAAAAAGTTATTGAACTAATGACCACTATAGCAACTAACGGAAACGATCAGGTCATGTCTTTTTATCTTGAATTATCTGTTGTTATGAATCATCAATATATAAGCATTCCTCACTCTAGAGATCCAGAAGAAATTATTAAATCTTTTAAAAATAATAAATATCTTATGGAGTTAATAAGTGAGTAAGATAAATATAATTATACCCATGTTGGGCTTAGGTCAAAGATTTAAAGATCAAACCAATGTTCCAAAACCATTGATACAGGTTGACGAAAAAACACTTATAGAACATGCAATTGAATCTTTAAATATTAAAGGAAGGTATATTTTTATAACAAGAAATTATGACAATCAAGAGTATAATAAAAAACTTACAGATATATTTAACAAACTTTGTACAGATTATGTAGAGATAAGATCAGACAAAAGCACAAGCGGGCCTACCGAAACATGTTTGCTTGCTCTTGAACATATAGACCAATACAATCCTTTAATTATTACAAATTGTGACCAACTTATGAAATGGAATTCACAATTGTTTTTAGATGAAATAGCAGATAAAGATCCAGATGCCGCATTGGTTTTACATAAATCAACTAATGAAAAACATAGTTTTGCAAAAATTAAAAATAATCGTATAATTCAAGTAAAGGAAAAAAAAGCAATTAGTGATGATTGTTTAATGGGAATACATTATTGGAAGTATGGCAAGTTATTTATTGATTCTGGTAACATGTTGGTTAAAAATTTTAAACAAAATAATATCTTAGAAACATATATATCAGAAACTTATAACTACTTAATTGAAAATCAAATTGATATTCTTCCATTTTATATTAAAAATGAAGAGTTTATTTGCTTAGGAACACCAGAAGATATTGATATATATAATAAAAGAGAGTTGAGATAATAAAAATATGAAAACATATAAAATAGATGATATGATCCGTGGTTGGTTTATTGGAAATTTTGAACCAAACGCTTTTAAAACATCTGATGTTGAAGTTGGTTTTAGGATACATAAAAAAGATGAACAGTATGAACTACACTATCAAACAAAAGTTGTTGAAGTTAATTTATTAGTACATGGCAAAATGATCATGCATGGAAAAGAATTAAACTCTGGAGACATTTTTATTATTTATCCATATGAAATTTCTGATCAACAATTTTTAGAAGATTGTGAAATTGTTTGTATAAAACTTCCTGGGATTGTAAATGATAAAATTGTTGTAGAAAAACAATGATAAAAATATCACACCGTGGTAATCTATATGGACCTGATTTAGATAAAGAAAATACTGTAGATAGTATTTTTAATGCAATAAATAAAAATTATGAGGTAGAGATAGATGTTTGGGTTATAGGTGGTTTTCTATATTTTGGACATGATATGCCTGAACATAAGGTAGATTTAAAAATTATTGATGATATAGGGCTTAATGGTTGGTTTCATTGTAAAAATTTAGAATCTTTGACTTTCTTTAAGGAAAATTTATCAAATTGTAAATTTTTTTGGCATCAAACAGATGACTTTACATTAACAAGCAATAATTACATTTGGACATACCCTGAAAAAGATATATTAAAACAATCTATTATTGTTCATTTAGAAAGGCCAACGCAAGAATACCTTGATAATTTTAATGGATACGGTATCTGTAGCGACTATATTGGATACTTATGATATACTTTTATAAGGAAAAAAATGTATACTGACAATATGAAAAGGGCTTTTCGTTCTATTACTGCACCTAAAAACTTTGGTGTGCAGATCATAGATAATGATAATTTTTTGTCTGTTAAACTGGATCCTAAGTCTTTGGCCAGGTTGGATCATGATGGAAAGATAGCAGCAGTTGAGTATATAATTAAAGTTAAAAAAACATTAGAGCAAAATGGTGCTATTGTTTTATTGACAAGAGAGGCTATAAAAGATGCAAAATAGTTGGTTAATATTTTTATTAATTTTTACTACAGCGTTGTCTATAGTAACAGTACTAAAAAATTTATGGTTAAAATTTCAATACTCTGACTCTTTAAACAAAATGCTTCAGATGCAAATAGACTCAACTACAACTAATGGTTTTTTACTTGATAAATTAAAAAATAAAGACAAAGAGGATTCTGTAAAAACAGACGTTCAAGAAGGTTTTATAAACTTTCTTAATCAATCGAGAGAGTCTGCTTTTGAATATATAGAAAATGTACAAAACACTCTTGGTAATGTAGTAACAGAATTAGGTCCAATTGTAGAATTTCATGATAAGTATGGTGCTATTTTTGATACTGATACTAGAAATCAGATGCAGGTTGTATCTAAATCATTTCATGAATTAAAGAAGTTAATTCCAGAGGAGGTGGATCTTGATAAGGCTTAAAGACCAAACAGAGGTAGCGTGGAATGCTTTTAAGGTGTGTGAAGAATATTCATGTAAAGAAGAAGCAACACGAATATTTAATGATTATCCACGAGAATTAAACTTGTGTGATTTACACATGGATCAATTAAAAAGAAGGATGTTTATATCATGACCAATAGTCAAGAGGTAAACTTTATTCCATCTAGCCAGGATGTAGAGTTTATGACCCCAAGACCACAGTCTGCAAAAAACTATTTGCCAAAATGGTTTAAGGATATGCCTACTCTTCAACCAACTTTAAGAGGTAATAGGGACGACGGTACAGCAAAGAAATGTCCACCATTCTTAGATGCATTAACTTCAGGGTATACACAAGAATTAATATGTGATGTTGAAATAATTAATCTTGGTGTTGATCCAAATACAGGTAATGATATTGTAAATTATAAGTGGGCTGGTCCAATTAAACCATTGTCTACAAGAGCACAAGACACTGATTCTAGAAGAGTGTTTCCTAACTTTGATGGCTACTATACTAACGAATTTCATTGGATAACTCAGTGGGAACCTCAGACTCCAGCGGGGTATAGCACATTATACTTTCATCCAGCAAACAGATTAGATCTACCATTTTTAACAATGAATGGTATTATAGACACAGACAAATGGTCAGTTAATGGGCCAATACCTTTTATGGTAAAGAAAGGGTTTGAAGGTTTGATACCTGCTGGAACTCCAATATATCAAATGATATTTATTAAAAGAGAAGATTGGACTTCTCAAGAATTAGAGTATAATGATAAACAATTTAAAAAAATGTCTTACGGTATTAAAAAGGTAATGGAAAATGGATACAAAAAAAACTTTTGGTCCAAAAAAAATTACTCATAGGTTTGAGCATATTAAATGCTCAAAGAAAAAGGAGAAATAAAAATGAATAAAGAACAATTAAAGGCCGCTCTTGCATCATACGGACGCTCTGTCCTAGGTGCTGGACTAGCATTGTACATGACAGGCGTAACAGATCCAAAAGATCTAGCATATGCTCTATTGGCAGCGATTGCCCCAGTAGCATTACGTGCAATTAATCCAAGCGATACAGCATTTGGAAGACTTCCAGATGTAGCAGAAGTTGAAAAAGCAGCGAAATCTGCAAAAAAACCTGCTAAAAAATAAACAGGTGTAATTAGAGACAGGTGGTTTTAATTAACTGCCTGTCTCATTAAACAATATACCAACAGCAGTATTTGAATATGGTAAATCTTCATAGTTAACATTGTCTTCAATATCAAATCTAAACCAAGATAACATTGTATATCGATTTCCAGATTCTACTCCAGTCACTCCGTGTTTAAACTTTCCAGGAAACATCACCAAGTCACCAGCACTTGGTTTAATTTTTTTATTAATGTGTGGAAAAAATATTTCTCCACCAACATAGTCTTCATTTAAATAGCATATTGCTGCTAAGTTATATCTATAATAGCCATTATGCATTGCTGGATTGCCATCTGGTCCTTCACAATCAGCATGAACTGGAAGAGGAGAGTTTTGTTCTAAATCCCAATTTACCAAATGAGTTGGAATTAGCACGTTTTCATCAAATTTAACATCATACTTATCTGTATAGTTTTTACATATTAAACTATATATATCTTTTTCTGATTTTTTTAGTATATTGAGGACATCTTGGTTATCTATATCTAATCTGTCTATAGGACCTTTAGTTTTATATTCTTTAATCCAGTTTGTTATATAGTCAAGTTTATCCTTAGTCAAAAAATTAGGGACAACAACAACCCTATCTTCAGAATATCCTATTTTGTCAAATTGCTCTACATATTTGTCATATATCATTAAACAAGTATATCACTAAGAGGGTGGTACAATAGTAGACATGAAAGGTGAGCCAATGGATTCAGAAGATGTAAACAAACAAGCACCATGTTGGGATGGGTATGTACAACGTGGTATGAAACCAGGAGCAAATGGTAAACCAGTTCCTAATTGTGTACCTGCAGCAAAAGCAGATGATCTTTGGGAAGATGATGACACAGTTGTTTATGAAACAGATAACTTATCAAAAGCAGAAGGTTACTCACCACCAGCAGGAGTAAGATCAGCAGCACGTAGAGCAATTAAATACAAAGAAAATGGTAAAGCAAAAGGTGCTGGTACATCAGTTGGTTGGACTCGTGCAGGTCAACTTGCTAGAGGAGAGTCAATATCTTTAAGCACAGTTAAACGTATGTACTCTTATTTTTCAAGACACGAAGTAGATAAAAAAGGTAAAGACTTTAATAATGCAACAGATCCTTCTAACGGAAAGATTATGTGGTTAGCATGGGGTGGAGATGCTGGTTTTGCATGGTCAAGAGGAATAGTTAATCGTGAAAAAGATAAAGCATTATTTGCTGATTTTGGAAAAGATTACACTAAATCAAATAGAATAATCTTGTCATGAACATATTTTATTTTTGGCATTCATTGGTTATTGGTTTATTAATGATATCCTCATTTTTTTGGGGCAGATCTTATCAGAAAGAAAAAATCAATGAGCAATAACAGATTAAGAAAAAACAGAAAGAAAAAATACGCACACAATCAAATTCAAATAAAAGATGGTTGGATTGTTCGTGTCAGAAAAGATGGAACAATTAGAGAAAAGTTTTCAAGATACGTTGCTAACCACAAAAAAGAAAGTTAAACTATTTCAGTATTTCCATGAGTTAAAATTTGTCTCATTGTATTAAACACTTCTGATTCTTGCAGAGCATTTTCAAAAAATTTTAAATCATTTAAAAATACAATGCCATGTCCTATTTCATACATTAAAGGTATATTATTATTTTTAGTATAATTTATAACATATGATAAATACTTAGCAGAATAGTCTTGACCCATAGCACTAAGAATTAAAAAATCTCTACCCTTAAAACTATATGAAGATACTATAATATTAGAATATTCTGGCTTCATCCATATTGGAACATCATCATACTTTAACCACATACATTTATATGTTTTACACGGATCGTTTGGTCTATCTTTATATATGCCACATTTTTTTTCAGTTAAATTTAAAAAATGACAAGGCTTTCCATTACCATATATGTGACCAAAAATATCTCCACCAACACTAGTTGTTCCATCACAACATTTTGTACACGTTCCACATTGTTTGGCCATTACCAACCACCACCACAAATTTCTTTATAATGATGTTTTGTTGTCTTTCTGATAGTTTTTTTAGTAGGAGCGTACATATCTGTAAAACAAGATGGGCATTGATAATACCATTCTTTACTAAAATAATCATATATAAAACCTTTAAGACTTTTATTTTTGTTCATCACAAATTCTTCAAAAGGATACAACACGTCATTTGGAAACATATATCTAGTATACCAGTCAGTAGTCAAAAAGTAAAGAGCAGTTTCCAGACATGCTCAGGTCCCTCTAGTTAATATAAATAACTATGAGTCTATTTTACCTTAATTTGTTTAGGTCTTTTATCTTCTGGTACGATTCTTTCAATCTTAACAGATAATAATCCGTCAACCAATTCAGCATTAGTTACTTCCATATATTCACCCAATGCAAAAATGCGGGTAAATTTACGAGAACTGATTCCCTTATGGACAGTTTGAGAACCGTCAGTGCTGTCTTTCTTTTCACCTTTAATGATGAGTGAGCCGTTATCTACAGTTACCTCAATATCATCTTTGGCAAAGCCAGCAAGGGCGATATCTACCTGATATGTATCTTCGTCAATTTTAATTAGATCATATGGTGGATATCCTGTGCTGTTTGTTTGTACCTTTTTGAAACGCTCTAACTCACGGTTAAAGCCAACAAAAAAAGGATCTTGAAAAAGATCCAACATAGATGTTACCATTTATTTCTCCTTTTCAGCGAGTTATTTTTGTCCCTCCTAAGAGCAGACAATATAATTATATCATATCGCTATCTGACATTAACATGTCTCTAATGCCTTCAGGAGTCCCACAATCTATATACTCTCCATCTATTACACAGGTAGAGTGGGAAAACTTATCTATAAGGGTTGGCAAGCATATACCAGGATGAGATGTGTTTGGATCTAAACTATTGATTGCATCTTTAGAAAGTTTCATTGCACCCCATACAAAAGGATAATCACACATAGGGTTTTTATCAGACATGTTTATAATTTTGTTATCTTTAATATTTACTTGACCTACTCGACCACGAAGGTTTGTAGGACATTTCCATAATGCAACTCCAATATCATCATTAATTTTTGATAATTCTTTATATGGGTTTTCTCCTTTATAAAATGTATCAGGCATGCCAATAATACTATCTGAAGTTCCCAATACTTTTACTGCATGGTTCATTGTAGATGACTCTAGTTCTATCAACTCTATGTTGGGACATAATGTTTCTATTAACCTAAACCAATCTTTGGTTGTACAAATTTTTATACTATCAACATGATCACGCATCATTCTTACATGTCTTTGTATAAGGGTTTCATTATTCATTGTTGGTATTGCAAATTTAGGTATTCCTTTTAATCTTTCTGCTTTTCCAGATGCTGGTAATATACCTATCATATATTTAATTCCTGTCTTAGTTTAATTATCTTGTTCCATTCATCTTCTCCAGCAGATGCACCCAAAGAACTATCACTAACATTCGACAATACTGTAATTTCTCCCCAATGTTTTACTTTTATATTTTCTTTGTAAGCCAACAAAAAGAAGGCCCAATCAGCAAGAATATAGTCTGGAAAACCTTTAACTTTTTTCCATAAAGATTTTTTAAATGGACTGGTATGACAAACTCTGTGATCTTCCATTTTTTTTGTTAGTGAACTCCAGTCTCCAATGTGAACGTCACCTTTGGTAGTTCTTCTTGATGTCAAGACTACATCTATATCTTTTTCTACAAAATTAACAAAATCTAAAGCGTTAGGAAGCATCATGTCATCAAGTGGGCACTGAATTATCCAATCTGAGTTGGCTTGTTCTATAGCCGCATTTAACATTTTAGAATATGATCTTTCATAACATTTTACTAATTTAACATCTAAATTCTCTACTCCAGTATCATCATCTGGATGGTATGCAATTATTATTTCGTCTGGTTTAATCTTAAGAGACTGAACGTGATCGTACCAAGATGGCACAAAGTGCTTATACTTGTTGCCCCAAGCAATTGATATTACGGCTACCTTATTCACAAAAATCCTTTATCCCATTGTATCACGAGTGCTATAATAGTATTAATAGAAAAGGATATATGGACTTTCGTAATGAAAATAAAAGATTTGATTATATACATTCATCTAAACTAACTAAGGCAAGACTGTTTGCTGATAGATTTGATGATAATGTTTTATCTATTTTACCAAATGAAGGCTCTTATTTAGAACTAGGAGCAGGTGGTGGAGACTATTCTAAATGGTTGCTAGATAGAAAAAAATTTAATGTTTCATATTTGTTAGATTTTTTTAATGAGCCATGTGCTAGATACGGTAGGTGGACTGCAGAAAATCATGAACAATATGTAAAAAACTTGCTTAAAGATAAAAATGTTATGACCGTGGCTGGCAACATAGATAGCACAATAAAAACATTAGATCAAAAATTTGATTACATATATGTTGATGCTGCTCATGATTATGAATCAGTATATAGTTATTTAGTTGAGTCTAATAAGATAATTAATGATGGTGGAGTAATAGGAATTAACGATTATACATTTTGGGGATGGTTTGAGCAACAAGAATATGAGTGTGTAGAGGCTGTAAATAAATTTTTAAACACTCATTCAGATTGGTCTGTTGTTGGTTATGCCCTGGGATATTGCGGGTATTCTGACATATACATAAAAAAAGATGCATGATATAATTAATACTAAGAGAAAGGTGTAAGGTTGGATCCCATTAAATTGGCTAATGCCAAATTAAATATAACACAAAGTCGTAAAGGCAATAACTTTCAACACGAACAACCAGCACCAGGAATACACATATATAACGAGGTTTGGCCAGAAGGACTAGACTATATTAAAAAACTTGATGAAGATGGCAGTTTTATTAGAGAAGATTATATTCATGATTCAGAAGGAAATCAGATCCCCAAAGAGGTTGGTAAAAAAGGTGTAAGTACTTGGATTACCTTTGAAGAACCTGAAAAAGATTTAGAACTATGCAAGGTTTTTGAAGAAGTTATTGATTCATATTTGTGGCACTATGATCTAGACCCACAAAGTAGGGAATACTGGAGAATAAGTAAATACACTGAAGGTGATTATTTTGGTATGCATCCAGATGATTCATACGGAACACCAAGAACTGTTGCAATGGTATATTATCCAAACGATGATTATGCTGGTGGAGAATTAGAATTTATAAACTTTGGAATAAAAATTAAACCAAAAGCAAGACAATTATTTATGTTTCCAGCATCATACATATATGAACATAAAATACATGACATAGGTTCAGGTAATCCAAGATATACAATAGTAGCATTTTTCTCTAACATAACCCAAAGAGAGTTAGATACAAGATTAGAAAAAATACCTTTTCCATATAAAGCAAACTTGCAATACATAAAAGATCTTAACAAAGACTATCACACTAAATGAACTCTTTTGTAGATGTTTTAGGTAATGATATAAGTTTAATTAAAACTAAAGAAAACTTTATGGATGTTGACGACTATAACATTATGTTAAAGTTTTTAGATTGGGTATCAGCAGCACAACCACAAGATGGTCAACATATTCAAGAAGAAATAGATAAAGTTATTACTCCAGAGATTATTGAAATACAAAATAAATACAATAAAAAAATAATTGAGACAGCAACAGAACTATATGGTATGGAATTTGTTGATGATAATACCCATATGCTTGCTGCAACAATAGCAACCCCAGGAGCAATTACTCCTGTTCATACTGATATTATTGAAGGACTTGACAGGCAGAAGCCAAAAGAAGAAGAGTTACATGATTGGAAAAATGCTTGGGATGGATACTTGTCCTGTAATATATATATTAATGATGATTATTCTGGTGGTCAAGTATATTTCCCTGAAAGAAATTATGAATTTAAACCAAAGGCCAACTCTTTAGTTATGTGGGCTGGTAACAAAAACTTTATTCATGGTGTTAAAGATCCAATAGATGGTAATAGATACAATGTTTATAGATCAATAAAGTTTAAAGATTTTGATAAGTATACTATCTAGTAACAAAATCACTAATTACAAGCATTATCTTAGGATATTCTTTTAAGTGTTTAAGTTTTTCACTATTTAAAATATCCTCTACATACTCAGTAACAAACATTTCTTCATTTGTGGTCATGTCAATACAGAGTGTAACTTTTTTAGTTTTACCATTAGTAAATTTAAACTTTTCATCTAATAACTTTAAGACACCGTCTAGTTTATAATGCCATATTGGTATTACTAAAGGAGTATCTTGATCTTTAAAGTATTCAATAGTTTTTTCTGGATATTCCATATTACAAGATATAAAACAATCTCCATTAGTTATTCCACTTGCAACAAACGCTGTGGCAAAAGCACTTGGTCCAGGATATACTGTGTAAAGTAAATTATTTTCTATGCATGCTTGGATAAATTGAGGTCCAGGATCTGCCATTCCTATTTGACCTTCTCCAGCAACTAATAGAACTGTTCTTCCTTCTTTTATAAAATCAATGCATTCTTTTATTTGATATTCGTCTGCAAACATTGTGTTAGTGCTTTTTAATATTCTTATATCACATTCGCCTGCCTGAATTTTGTAAAAATCTAATATAGCATATAAATTGTCTGGCATGTAATCAGTGTATATAATTTGACTATCACGAAGAGCATCAATCATTCTTTGACTTAAATCTTGGTTGTGACCTATAGGCATTGAGCCTACAATTAATTTGCCAGACATTTTATCATTCCTTTTCTATTTATCTAATATTACTTGTGGATCTAAATCTTTACCAGCAGACCAACGAATATTGTCTCTCATTTCAAAATGTAAGTGTGGACCAGAAGAGTTTCCTGTGTTTCCACTTAATCCTATTTGTTGTCCTTTAGTTACTTTATCTCCTGCTTTTACATCTAGTTTAGAAAGATGTGCATAGATTACCCATCCGCCTTCAACTTTTTGTACTGCTTGAGTTCCATATGATTTTCCCCAGTTTGCTGGTTCAATTTTTCCATCTGCAACTGCAATTACTGGTGTACCTGTCTTAACTGCAAAGTCGACCCCAGTATGATACCCTTTTGACCACATCTTGCCTAACTTTTTGTAAGCGGTAGTAATCTTTCCATCTTTGATTGGTAATCCCATTATAATATCATTCCTTTGAATTGTCTTATTTCAGAAACAATGTCTGTTGATCCATTGTGATAAACCATACACGAAATTGGTGTGCTTGGATTAGCATTAAAGTACCATGAAAGTGTAAACTGTACAGATTCAATGTCGGCAGGAATAGCGTATGTATTTGTTCCAGTGGTATCGTTTTTACCTTTATAGTCTCTTGAGTAATTCATTTTTACATATGTTGGTCTACCTGTTTTAGGTAGAGTCAAGTGTAGTTGTGCTTCCCAAAAGCATTTACCTTCTTGCGTTGGAACAATTGCATCTTTTCCATTAAGAACCATAGGCTGCCATTTTTTAGGCTTAAATGATTGCTTTACCTTGTCATCTTTTTCTTGAATATACATTCCCATTTATTGTCTCTTCCTGGATAGCGTACTATCCAATACAATTATATCCTAGTTTTACCATTTAAAATTACAGCATTGGCATTCATGCGTAAACTGTAATTCTTGGTATAGTTCTGGATTAATACATCTGTTGCAGAAATAGGAGATATCTAGTTTGTTTGTTTCTCCTGAGTTCGGATCACTTTGGTATGCTACATTTTCAGTAACTACTGTTGAGCCTTTGTCTGCTGATTGTTTTACGTGCCAAACATAGTTTCCAAAATCTCTGATTACAAAGTCTCTTCTTGTTTGACCATCATTGTTTTCATACCATTCGCTGATATGTGCTACTCCTTGTTCAAATGACATAGAGTACCTTTCTCTTAGGATTTAAGTATACCATAGTGCGATATAATCTATATATGCATAGAGGTCCAGCCCTTTTATATTTGATTTACCACGAAAAATTCGGGGCATTTAAGGTAGGAATAAACGACATAGGTAATACTAGATACCCTACCCATAGATCAAATGGTTGGAAAATAGTCGAGTATTGGTATTTTGATAGCATAACGATAGCACGTAAGGTAGAAAGAATAGTCTTATCTAAGATGAAGAGTAAAACAAAAAGTGAAGGTTTTGTAAGTAAAGAGGATATGCCTCAAGGTGGCTATACTGAAACTTTTGATGCTGATAAAATAACATCAAGAGGGGTTAAGATTATTATTAATAGAGTTATTAAAAATTTATTATAAATCTTTTTGCTTAGGATTATATTTATCATACTCTGCAAATTTCATAAAAATACCATACACATATCTGCTGGTTATTTTTGTTTTCTTAATACCATGAATAAAATATTTGTTGCCAGGCCACATAATTAGTGAGTTTGCTTTAGGTTTGATTGTTAGGTATTCTCTTTCAGGAAAATATATTTGCCCTCCACTATAATCATCATTTAAGTATAGGTTGCATGCCAAATATCCATCCCAAGCATCTCTCCAGTTTAAATAGACTGGTTCTTTAAATCCAGGCTCCTGAAATCCAGGAGAATCTTCTATGATGTCCACATGTGCATCTGTAAAAGAGTTTACTTTATGAATATTTAATCCAAAGTTAAACGTTTCTTTTAAAAAGTCTTGTTTATATACTTCTTTGGCAACATCAAATATTTTATTATTTAACTTTTCACCAAACTTTCTAAAATCACTTAACGAAGCATCATCTAAATGATTATTAGCGGCAACATGTAATTGACTTCCACTAAATCTTGATTCTGCTTTTTTAGCAACTTCTATTAAATATTCAAGATCTTCTTTATCTAAAAAATCATATACATATTTTATGTTCTCTATATCATCGCCTAAAATATCAATAAAACTAGACATTATCCCTACCCTCTATCTGTTCGTTTTTATAAGAATCCCAATATGGTATGTTGTTCTTGTCATAATCAGATCCTAGTTTATTTAAGATATCATCATTTTCTTTTACATATCTTTTAATATATGATGCAAAGTCTTCATCTGCCATGTCTTTGGTCACCCTGTTTTGACGTAGATAGTCTTGTATTTCTTCAGGAGTCATGTCTGGTCTATGCCACGCTATCATTTTTTGCTTCTTCCAAATATTTTTTAAATAGTTCTAATAGTTTTATTGTATGCTTGTCATAATCTAGTTCTATAGCACTATTGTTTGCATCAATTTTATGTATCTTTACGGTTTGTCCTACTTCTAATAATATGTTTTTGATATCTTTTTCTAAACTCATTTATTTACACACCAAATTTTAAAATCACCATAGTTATATGCATCTGGAATAGTTTGATGTTTTTCCCAAAATATATCATAAGTGTTGTCAGTTAATTCTTCTTTACATTTCTCACATGTAATCATCTTCTGCTCCTGGTAAATCTAGTGGAGTTGGTGCTGTTAATAGTGTTCCGCATACAGCACACTCAGCATCGCCTAAGAAATATAAATCAATTTCATATGTTTCAGGATCAAACTTAACAGTTAGTTTAAGCAATGTTGATGCACAACTTGGACATTGTGGAGTTGGTATACCTCTAGCATCCATTATATATGTGCCCTTTGTGGATTATTTCCCTCAACAACAATCGTCATTTGCAACATCCATTCAGGAGTTTGTCTAGGTCTGTTGTAGCCATTTTGTAATAACCAAGATATTACTTCTTTTATTGTTCCTCTAACTATGTTTTGATCATTTTTTGTCATATTAAAACATACTGCTATCTTTCTTTCTTCACCAATAACGTCAGACAGATTTGTTAGATTTTCAATAAGATGATTATCTAGATCAAAATATATGTGTGTCTTGTTATCATTTAGCATTTGATTAAATATTAATTGACGCTTTGAAGTATCATGTGGCATTGATCCTATAAATGTAAAGTCCCAAGCATTTAGTCCAGAAACGTTTAATGCTGTCACTGGGGCATCAGGTCCAGGAAAGATAGAAACTGGTATGTTACGTTCAATTGCACCTTTAACTATAAAATCACAAGGATCCATAATAAGTGGCATACCTTGATCAGCAATCATTACTGCATTTAAACCAAGTTCAATCTCATCATAAAGCCATTGTAAATTTTCAATGCCTTCATCTTCTTTATCAGAAAAGTCTTTATAGGGGCAGACAACACCTTTAGGTGTTATTCCTAAAGTAGTACACAATTTTTCAAAACTATCTGCATGTTCACAAACAATATAGTTTGCAGTTAAAATAGCATCTAAAACTCTGGGGGTAATGTCAAAAGGATTACCAATTTCAGTACCAAGCAATACTAATCTACCTTGCTTTCTACCTTGCTCTTCATGTCTTAAAGTAAATCCGCAAATGATGCACTTGGTATAAGTTAACATGTCGTACATGTCGTGTTTAACACATGCTACAAAGTCAGACATCATTCATCATCCTGTATTAAATAATCTATATATGCTTGCATAGAACAAATAAGGGCATCTGTTGACTGCATATAACTCTTCATGGCAGGGCTTAGTTGTTCGTTTTTTAAATCTTTTTCAGCCAAACGCATTGTTTCTATAAGTTCGTATGTCTCATTCATCGATTTCTCCATAAAATCTCTCTACATCTATTATCTCATACTTTCCTTCTTTAGCATAAAACTCTGCTTCAAAGTCTGAGAACTCTGGCATTATCTTTTATTTGCTCTAAATAATATAAAGGAAAACAAAATACCTGTGGATATACCCATCATATAGTAAAATAGAATCCATTCGTAAGGTTCTTTCATCTGTATCTCCCACATTTCTTACATAGTTTATGCCAGTATACGTGCTTTCCAGCGGGGCATCCAGCAAAAGACGGATCATAATGCCACATATATAATACAAAGCCTACTATTAAAGATATAAGCCTTTTCATTAAATATCACCTTCAAACATTTGTTGTCGTTTATGTTTAGATTCTTTTTTTATTTTTTTGGCATTTATTGGTTTGACGTTATTTTTAATAATTTTTTTGGTTCCGTCTGGTTTAATTACAGTAACGTCACTAGCCATTGCGGCCCACTTCATTTCCTGTCGTGCATTAATTAGGTCCCAATCCGCTTTTGAATAGGACAACCTATGTGTTTTATCTGTCATGTATCTAGCATATCATATGTGCGACGGTTTGTCAAAGTTTGGCGAAAAAAAACAATATATTATCTCATGCGGTATAATGTATTGTATATAATATAGGCTTAGGGGCAAATATGGAAGTACTTTGGTTTTTTGTTGGATTAATTGTAGGACTAGCATTAGATTTTGTTTTAGTTCTACATATGCTTAAACCGTTAAAAAAAGAAATGTCTTATTTAAAAAATAAATTATATCAAGGCGTAGAGTTCGGCGAAAAGTAGAAGTATTATACCTACCTATGCTGCTTTCGCAGCAATAACGGTAAGATTATTCTCTCTGCTGGTATAATTGACAAATGACTGATTTAAAGGTTTGGCTAACAATTCCTAGTGGGACAAGACGTCAATATTTAGAAGATATTATTAAAGACAGCCAGTTGCCATTAGATCAGATTGTTATTGTCCACACAGTTGAATCAGAGCCAATAGAAGGTGTTCGTAATGTTTGGGATTTAGATCCCCCTAATATCCATAGATGGTGGAACACAGGCATAGATATAGCCAGAGCAAATGGTGGGGAATATATCGCGGTATTAAACGATGACCTTATATTAAAGGATAATCCTATTAACAAGATAGTGCAAGGCATGAAAGAAGAAGGTGCAGTATTGGGTTATCCATATCCACATAGTGGCAATGGGGCTACCAAGTCAGCAGGATACTGTTGGGTGCTTGATTTATCTTCTGGATTAAGGACAGATGAAACTTATAGGTGGTACTTTGGAGACGATGATCTATTGCTTCAAGTTTTAGGTTTGGGAAAGGCTGTGTATGTTCCAGCAGAAGTAGTGCATCTGCATGGTGTAGTAGGTACAGCACAGAGCAAATATTTGCAACAGTTAACAGTATTAGATAAAAAATATTTTATAGAAAAGTGGACCAAAAGGTTTGTTAGAACAAATAATAAAGGTGTAATAGCAGACACTCCACAAAATAGTCTGTTGATTAAACTTGGTCTTAATAAAGGTTTGGCACATTAATAATGGCTCATCACTCACAGTTTGTATTTTTTAAAGAAGTAAAAACATTATTCCCTAATCATTTTGTTAACACGTCTGTGGTAGAAATGGGTTCATTAAATATCAATGGTAGTGTCAGAAGATTGTTTGATAACCCCAACAACTATGTTGGTATAGACCTTGGTGAAGGTAAAGATGTGGATGTGGTTTGTAGGGGTGAGGAGTATGATGCCCCAGATGAGTCTTTTGATGTGGCTATTAGTGCTGAATGTTTTGAACATAATCCTCAGTGGGCTGAGACCTTTGAGAACATGTATAGGTTGACCAAGAAAGGTGGTTTGGTGACCTTTACTTGTGCTTCTACTGGTAGACCTGAGCATGGTACTTCTAGAACTAAGAACTCTGATTCACCGTTTACTGATGATTATTATAGGAACCTTACAGAGGAACACTTCAGACCATTGGTTGATAAACTTAGTTTTTATGGTGTTTATTTTGAGTATTATCGTCCTACTCGTGATCTATATTTTTGGGGAATAAAGCGGGGTATATCAAAAGATACTCCACAACCCCTAGTATAACAAACCCTTATAGTAACAAACCTTTGTTTTGGGTAAAGGATTCGAACCTGTATTGTCTGTTTCGGGGACAGATGTCCGACCATTAGACGAACCCAAATCTATATCCATTATACACCCTATATCCCACATACGAGGTTTGGTATACCCTGCAAAAATTAAGAATTAGGGTTTGGTATAGACTTATTCAAATAATCAATGATCTCTTTGGCTAACTCCAAAGCCTTATCTTTCTTATGCTTACCCATCAAATGAGGAGTAATAATTCTAGCAATTTCTTCTTCCTGAGACATACTTAATACTATTATACACCAAAAAATGTTGTCTATATCTAGTGTAAAGGGTACTAGATGTGGTGGTTTGGTAGAAAATATATGTTACTGATTATATAACTAGATAGGGTTAAAGTGGAGTATTGTGGAGGGCTATGGGTAAGGGGGCGAGATTTTATGGCGGGATCGTAATGTCTGCCCAAAAAAATACACATACAAACCTTCACACCTAACAAACCTTCATATCCTTGTGTCCTGCCAAACCTTTATATCCCCCATATCAGGGCATATTATATACCAGATGTGATGGTTTGTCAATAGAAAAAATTAAAAAAAATAAAGAAAAAGAATCAAAAGATAATCAAATGTTTTAAAAAAATAAGAAAACCAGGAGAAAAGGTTTGTTATTTATAATAGGGTTATTATGCTACGTTTTTCTTGGGCCCGCCCGATTTTTTGCGGGGATCGTAATAAGTCGGGGTAAATTTAAAAGATGTCAAACCAATCATATGGGTAACAACAACAAAGGTATTCCAAACCTTATCTTCTGCTGCCTTTGCATCTCTAGGGTTAAACCTAAAGTATGAATCCCAATGATGTCCCATATACTTATTATACTCCAATGTTAGGATACAAAGGTTTGGGAGACAAAGGTTTGGTATCGTAATAACATTCAGGGGGGAAGGGAGAGTGGCGTTCTTAATGTCTTTAAGATATAAAGGTTTGCTCGGGCTTACTTGCCTAATTGTCTAAACAATATCCACAGCACAGTAACCAACATGCCAAAGTATCCTAGTGTAAACCAGGCAAGCGTTTGATCAAAGTCAAGGTTCATCAGTCATGCCATCCTGGTGGTGGTGGAACTTCATCTTTACCCATTTGTCTCCAGGCACCATAAGTGTATCCTATTAGAAACACTGCCACAGTGTAGACGATTCCCATTGCTAAGTAGTCTCCCCAATATAACATTACCAGTTCCTCCTGTTGATATGCTTACCTTTGTTTGTGTAGTCTAAGATCGTTACCGTCGCGGCAAAGAGAATAAGACATCCTGCTATTACTGCAAGAATAGTATTTAGTAAGGTCATGATGATACCCTACTGAATGCTTCAATAATTTTTAATGCACGATCAAGATGGCACTGCTCCACATCAAAATCCCAATACTCCATAGACTGGTCGTGTACATATCTTTGTACATCCATCCATGCTGTTTCACCATAGAATATTTTTTGTGGTGCCTTGTTACCATACCTTGATTCCTGTACACGAAAGTAAGCATACGGTTCATCGTTAGTACCTAATACAACTATACTGTGTTTACCCTCAGAATCAGTCTTACTGTATATCTCATTCCAGGTGTAGTCTTTAATGCTTGGTCTCTTAGACATTATTCGTGTAACTCATCTCTTAATTCAAATAAGTCATCTAGGCCATCAACTTCTACATCTGATGAATCTAACTCCATTGCTTCGCATAACAAATCAAAAGTTTCGTTGATATAAGTTTCTGCAATAGGTGTTGAAGCAACTATGTTAGAGTTAATCATGAAAGCAAGTGGTAACCCTAAATCATTGTACTCAAAAAACTCAGCAAACTCTGGGTCACCTTTAAAATCATTCCATAAATCATGCAAAACAATGCATCTATTTTCATATGGTGTTTTATATTCTGTCATCGTCATTCTCCGTTTCCCAATCGTTATCTGATTCTACACCATGAGCATAGTGCTGGTCAAGGTGGTCTAGTTGTTGTTCCATATATTCAGTTATTTCTGTCATGCGTTCTTGTATCTGCATTGGCTGTTGCAAAGCAATATAACTGCCAATCATTTTTAGGTTAAGTCGCATATCAGATAATAAACTACTTATCTTTGTTGCGACTTTCTCCTCTATCGTTAGTTTTTTCATAGTTGTCCTTTAATGGTATCAGTTTTTGGTTGTGGAGTCAAGTTACCCAGACCTGACCCCACGGATTCAATAATCGCAGGGGAAAAGGTCCCACGATCATTCTCATATAAAACTATCCTATTAGTCTCTGTCTGGGTCCAAGCAGACTACAATATCTAGCATGTCATCATATGGCACCTCAGTGATAAAGTATCCTATTCTATTTACCATGGCCCAACCGTTAATGATAATGGTTTCCCCATCTTCACCATCGACTAGTGTCCAGATCTTGTTAGGATTCTCTGCTCCTGCTGCAGCCACGCTGTCATACTCAGCACCGTAGGTTTCAAACATTAGACCTCCAGAGCCATCGTTAAATGAAGCATTCTCATCTAAATGATTCTTAATTGGTTTAAAGTGGTGCTCCCACTCTTCCATAGTAAGCATCACTAATCCATAGTTAGGTGAGTCTGGATTAATATCTGGATCTAGGCAACTACATAGTTCGTTACCACAGAAGTCACAACCGTCTAAGAAACTACACTCATCACATGGTTCTATGACAGTATCACTCATTGCCATCATCCTCGTAAACAAAGTGAACTGTGCATTCGTCCATTGCACCATCTGCATATTGAATATGTTCTAAGTAATTCATATCCATATGGTCTTGAAGTGCTTGCTCTAATGCGTCAGTGTCTTCAAAGTCAGTCATGTCTTCAAACTCTGGATAAATATCCTGAATCTCTTCAGCAGACAAAACTACAGTAGACCACATCTGAACGTTTAGTTCTACACTATCTATATACTTAGCCATTTGTTCTCTTCTCCCAATTTAGTCTGTGCCATTGAATATCATACAGCAAGTTAGACACTTCCACAAGTGCGTCCATTCTTGCACACATGACATCCAATTCTTCTTTTGTCCAAGTAGGCAAATCCATTTGCCATGATAGGTCAGCAAGAAGAATCTTTAATCTACCTGATAGTATTTCATCAGTAGGTATATTGTATTTAAAGAATGCGTGTAACTGTGCAATATCTTTATCTTGTGTTTCTTCTACCATGCTGGTGTCCAACCACTAGGAGGTTCTGGAGTTGTCTTGCCATTGTAAGCGTCTTGCATTGCTTTGTAAGTAGTTTCATTTACTTGAGGTGCGTCTAAGTCAATTGGAATCCAATGACTGTCTACTTCACCCTCTACTATCTTACAACCCTCTGGCATAGGCTCTTCACCTGAACTCCAATAGGCGTCATAGGCTTTCTCTGCTGTTTCTAAATCAGGTGCAACGATATGGTACCAAGTACCTGATAATACATCAAACGTTGGCATTAGGAACCTACCTTACTTGTTTGATTATTTAATTGATTATAGTCATTAACTACTATTTCTGAAATATCCATAATGCTTTTAATATATCCTTTATAAAATTCTTGCTTTAACAATCTCTCAAAATCACCTTGCATATCTCCAGTAACAACTGCTTGACTATCTAGTTTTTGTAAATCAGTACTGGTTTTATCTATAATTTTTTGCAACTTGGCTATTATAGTTTGATGAGACATTTTATTCCTTTTCCATAATCATATAGGCTAGTACTTCTAGACTATTACAATTAACACAATCACAGTTTACTATGTGACCCTCTACGTTGTCAAGCATATTTGTAAGTATTTTTTCAATGGGGGTATCTAGATCAAAATCCATAGTGACCCTCTCTAACATAATAAGAATAAGCCTGAGCAAATCTATTCCATTGTCTCACATTGTCACAGTTATTACAATAGAACAAACCTGGAACATCTGAACATTCCCAATTACATTCTTGACATTTTGTCATGTTACTCCTTTTCCTAATATCAGTCTAGCATTTTGGGAGGGGTTTGTCAACGTTACGTAATCAAATTTACAAATGATATTTTTAGCCGAGGGGGATCCATTAACTTTTACGTAATGATCTTTTAAAATGATATTTTTGCTCGGGCGTTTTTCTTTGCGACTCTGAACGGACTTGAACCGTCGACCTCCACCGTGACAGGGTGGCGTTCTAACCAACTGAACTACAGAGCCAGGTGGACAGTTTCCTCAGACATGTCCAGGTCAGTTGTCTTTTATTGACAATTTTTAACTATGCAATTTGCATTACATCTTGCACAACTTTTAGCAAACGATTCTTTTCTGCGTTGATAGCAGGGTCAAATCCACTTGCACCAATTAGCATGTTCTCTGTGTTTTCACCACGAGCAGAACGATACCAATCTAGTCTTTCTGTCAGGGCATTGAAAGCACCCCAAGCAGTACCAGCAATCATGTTATTGAACTCGCCAGTATAAATGTCATTGAGTGAATCTATTTTATTAGTCCACTTAGTAACACTTGCCTTTTTATCCAATTCTGGTTTTGGATAAGCAGTTAGCAAAATATCGTTAAATTGTTTTGCTGTAACTTCTTGAGCAATCATAGCATGAGCCATTGTATCAAATGCGTCCATGTATTTATTTGCAAGACCTAGAGTCTCTCTTGCAATTTGCACTTTACCATTAGCAGTTTGAGTGTGACGAATCTTGAATGATTGTTTGATACCATTCTTTTTGCGAATACCACCTAGTGCAAGGTTTAGTGTGTTAGCACACACAACACGCACAGGAGTAATGCTCGCTTGAATCGCTACTGAACCATCATGGCTTGTGTTGATTAGTAAGTAAGTCTTTACTTTATCTGCCACGCCATTAGGGTCTAAGATAGTTTCACGCTCTAATGCTAATGAGCCAAATACTACACGACCACCACGAATTGAACCAGCAGTTTCCCAACGTCCACCACCATCAAGAATGTTATCACCAAATGAGAATAAGTCCTCATTTTGTAGTGGAACATATCTTTCACCAACTACGCCTAGCACGTCTGTCTGGGTTTGGTTAGTAGGGTTTGTTCTAACCACATAAGAATAATTCTTATCACAACTTAAGTGATTAGGGATATTCATTTCTTCTAGTCTAACATTCCAGTTATCTAGGTTTGCTGCTTGCAACATTTCTGTTGTGTTTTTTTCTTCTGTGAATACAGTACCTAGTCCATGCCATGCTGGTTCACGGAATGAAGCGAATGACGCTGTGCCATTTTGTTCTTCTAGTTCATGTGCCATTTATATCTCCTTATTTTGTTTGATTAACTTAACTATAGCATTTTGCTCTGACAATGTCAACTAGGGGGGGTCCTGGGTGTCATCGTAAATTAACAGGTTATCCACAGGCTGCTCGGGCGTGAGGGCCAGTTTTAAAACGTGGCCAGGTTTTTTGATATCCCCTATCAAATCGATCGACGGTACCGCTGAATTCTAAGATCCTCGCTGCTTTGGATGAGGGTTGGAACCTAGGTGATTACACAGTTCAAACCAACCCCCACCACATCTAATTAACTAAGCAGTCACTTTAACTGTTAGCAATCTGTATTCGTTGAATGGTGTACGAATAGCAACACGAGTTAAGTCAGGACGAATAGGAGTAATTTTTTCAATTTGTCCAACTACGCCTGCTTTGTTGCTTGTGTACCAATCGCCTATCTTGTACATTCTTGCTTTTGGTTTTGTTGCTTTTTTCATTCTTTTCCTTTTGTTGTAGGGGTATTGCATTACCAACTAGACTGATACTTAAGTTCCCAGTCTGCTGGTACATCTTTTAGTATTGACTCAAGTTGGTCAATAGTGTCTTGAATATCTGAAAAATAGTATTCGTTATATTCATAGTTACCAAAGAAAAAACCCTCTTGTACAGGTAGCAAGTCTTTAGCACTATCTTTATCTAACATTATTATTTTGCAAGTATCTAACAATAACTGTAGTTGGTCTCGTGACACATAGTACTCTTCGCAGTTGTCTACTCCACCTTGAACATGCTTTACGAACCATGCGTGAATCTGGTTTGCTTTTCTCCAGTAGGCTACCTGCACTTCTAGCGTTGCAAAATCTTTAACGGCAAAAGGTGCTTCTTGAACTAGTTTGTTAAATAGTTCAGGCTTAGCATATTGTCTAGCAGTAAACTGTCTAGCATTCAAGTACATATCTAATCCCATTTATTTTCCTTAAGTAGTAGGGTGTGTGAGCAGTTTATCAACATGCTCAGGTTGTCTTGGCTACCAAGTGTATGGAACTAATATCCATGTATTTGGTTCTTGCCAAAATCTATAAGTAGCGACTCACAGATTGGTAGGTAGAGGTTGAAACTACTTCCTCATCTGACATGCTAAGAACACGAATTGCATTTTGTATTTCTGCAAGTCTGTCCTCAAAACCACCAATATAGTTGCGACCATATCCTTGTGATTGGAAAGGATTTTTTGGTGCTTCTGGTTCTGCTGGTAGTTTGTCTTTAGGGATTTCAACTTCAACATCAACTCTGATATTGTCGTCATTGTGCCAAGCATTTCTAACACAAATAGTCTTTTGCTTATCTTTTACTGAGTCAAGATGAGCATAGGCAATCTGGGCTACTTTGTTTTTCCACTCAGTATAATCTGACTCATGCTTACTTACCAATAAGTCATAGTTCATTTGTGCATTTTGCATTTCTTGAACTTTTACTTCTAATGCTTTGATAACCTTAGTTCTGGCTAC